GAACCCCCTTTACTGGAAGGTGGGAAAGCCAGATTTGGTCTTCCGGAGCTTGGGTTTCTGTAGTTCCACCTCCACAAACTCTCTACTTCATCGGCGCACTCAACAACTCCACAGACGCGGGGCTTCCGGGGAATTGGTACACGAGGACGAACAACCTATTTCGGCGTTATGTCCAACATAATGCCCTCCCAGTTTCAGGCGACAGCGTATTTGTTTTATCACCTATTGGGTCAGATTCCTCGGGAACTCTAGCAACTGACCCCTACGCAACGTCATTAAATCTTAACTTTTTTAGTTTTGGGACAACCCAACCGATTGCGCCGATCCCTGCCGGGGTTTCTTATACGGGTTCTGTTCCTGATTATAGTTGGTGGGATGGTAAAAGATATTTTGCAAACGCAATTATGCCATGCCAAGACCCTGCTTATGTAGGCTCCGGCTCCTGCGAGTGCGGTGTTTTTGATACTGGATGCGGATGTGGTGTTATAGGGATACCCGACATTAACGGAAACTGCTGTGGAAACCAACAAACACAAAGCTGCGATGGACTTTGCTATTCATTCAATGCTTTTGACGCCAACGGAACTTGCTGCCCCTTCTGGCAGATTGGATGCGACAACCTTTGTTATGGTTCTATGGGTGGGTACTGTGGGTGCGATCAAAATAGTCAGCCCGACTACAACGGAACTTGCTGTGCAAGCTGGGATAAAGGATGTGATGGATTTTGCTATAGCGGAGCCGTAACCGACTACAACGGAGCTTGCTGTGCAAGCTGGGATAAGGGATGTGATGGGATTTGCTATAGCGGAGGCGTAACCGACTACAACGGAACTTGCTGTGCAAGCTGGTTGCTTGGTTGTGATGGAGTTTGCTATAGCGGAGGCGTAACCGACTACAACGGAACTTGCTGTGCAAGCTGGTTGCTTGGTTGCGATGGATTTTGCTATAGCGGAGCCGTAACCGACGCCAACGGAACTTGCTGTGCAAGCTGGTTGCTTGGTTGCGATGGATTTTGCTATAGCGGAGTCTCGCCCGACCCGAATGGAATTTGTTGCGGTAATGGTGAGCGTGGAACTTGTGATGGACTTTGTTACGGCATCAGTTCATCTCCCGATGTCAATGGTACTTATTGCTGTCCCAACCTGCTTGGATGCGATGGCATTTGCTTCAGCGGAGCCGTCGATGTCGGTTATGGGTGCGGAGTGCTTGTTAGTCCGAACGCTCCAAAGGAGTGGGACAACTACGCCAACTACTACCAAGGAGATGTTATTAGCGAGGACGGATTCCTATGGCTTCTAGTCAGTACGGGTGGATGGACTGTAGGTGGTCGCCCGAGTCTCGGCTACGGATGGCAGAAACTTAGCGTCGGTGGCGGGGGAAATGTCGAAGTGCCTCCAATCAACATAGGCCAACTCATCGGCCTCCCGCCCTTTATTCAATTATGACCACCACAACACCTCCACCGATCACCGCTCAGATTGCCTCGTTCGGCGCGGCTCTCGTAGCCGAGGCTGGGGCTATCCTCAACGGACAAGATCCCGTCACGGCAGACGAACAACACGCTCGTCTTTCGATCTGTATTCCGTGCGACTACTACGACAACGGCAGATGCCTTCTCTGCGGTTGCAATATGGAAGCGAAAACGGGCTTCCGATCAGCTTCTTGTGCCGCAACTCCCCCAAAATGGTAACGAATTTCCAGCCAACAACGGACAACCCTAGCCCTTACCGCAAAGCGGTCGGGATGAACGGCCCCGCCAAGGCAAGAAAACAGACGAGTCCAACTGACTAAAAACCGGACAAAACAACAATGCCTATCAAACTAACTCCCTCGCCCGTCACCGCATCTGCTTCACTCGCTGCCGATGATGTGGCTGCCTTGATTGCTGCCGTCGCTCCCGTGATCTCCTTGCCTGAAGGTGACTCCCTGGACAAGGCCATCGCCGTGAATGTCACCATTCAGCCTAACGGCTCCGGTGTCCTGAACGTCCGCTTCGCCAAGTAATCTCACGATAGCCACGCCCTACTAATAGTGGGGCGTGAGCTGTCTGGGGTTTCAAAACTTTTCACCATATCATGAGCGAACCTACACCTAAGAACAACGCGCCTCTTTTTTTCTCTGCGCTACTTGGTGGCGGCGGCGGGTTTTGCGCGATCATTGCATTTCTCACCATATATCTGGGGATGCCGGCGCGGGTAGATCGCCTGGAGGCTTATGATAAAGTTCACGATGCTCAGATTGTCGAGCTTCGCAATGATGCCGCCCAAAGGCGCGAGCTATTAGCGGCAGCCATCGCCACGCTGACTCAGATCAACGAGCGCACCAAAAGGATAGAGGACACGCTCATCCAGAGAAAATGAAGCATACGACTTTAACTCTCGCGCTTGCGACTTTAGCTATCGCACTTACGACTTTAGGTTGCGCCCACCAAGAAAAAGCTCGCTACGTTGCACCTTCCGTGGTGGCCGTGCGGTCTTCCATCGAACGACTCAAGCCACTTGTGCCTCTCGCTAGTCCAGAAGGCCAAAAGGCTATTAGCAACCTTGAATCTGCCATCACTGCCTACGAAGTCCAGGTTGATCAGCAAGCTCAGGATCTCTCCAAGGCACAAAACGATGTTCTCTATTTTCAAGGCAAGCATCAAAAAGCCCTGAAAGAGTTGTGGACATGGCGTTTGATCGCACTTTCGGGAATCTTATGTGTAGCCGGGTATATCGGATTAAAAACAACTTGGCGTTTTGCGCTATGAACTTTTGGATCTCCGCTTTTTCTGGACGTAGCGGCAATGCGTCGATCCTTCGCGTACTCCTTAGTCTGGTAGTCCTATCTGTCTGTATCTTCATCAACGCTGTCACTTGGAGGCTTATTTACACCGGATCCTGCCCCATGATCGACTCAGCATTTGCCGTATTCATGGGAGGCCTCCCAGTTCTTTTAGGCGCGCTAATCAAGTGGGGAGATTCCATCGACAATAAGGTTCCATGAGCCGACACAACAACATACTCACTGGGGCTCGCTACCCATGGCCTGCAACCATAGATGGCAATGACCTTGTTGTCACAGGAGTACATGCCACATGGTTTGGCGGTAGTGATGATCCCATAGACGATGGTTCTACCGCTAGCGGCATGAGCACCAAGTCAAACCCGCAAATGATGGGTTGCGCCCTTCCTATGGATTACGGCCGCTCCCATCACAATCCCTGTGCAGGGAGCCCTATTCCCAAGCTACCATGGTTTACCAGTGTTGTGGTGACCAGTGCCGATACCGGCATAGATGTGCATGTGAAACTGATCGACTTAGGCCCTTCGGCGCCTCCGCAAGCCACTGCTGCCATCGATTTAACGCAAGCCGCCTTCAAGGCATTAGGCGGTAAGCTAAAGGCAGGAAGATTGAACGTCAGCTTCCGAATCCTGGGCGCCGCCAAGATCCTTGGGGTTTCAGATCCAGAAGCCGATCCTCCGTCCCTAGTAATCACCCCAAACTTCGGCCCACCCATCAGCTAGCCATGAATGAGAAATGCCACCACTGCAAAGACACCAAAAAGGTGTACGAAACAGTGCGCATCCTCGCCCGCATGCTGCACTCAGGAGATGCCACACCACGAGACATTGCCATCTGCCTTTTCCTAGTCACTGAGCCAAAATCAATCCAACGAGCTTACCAACACGATTAACATGAAGACACATTCCGAATCCGACCCCATACAGCCTGGAAGCCTTGTCTCACCAAAGCTCGATGGCGTCTACGCAAGGGCCACTAAGGACGGGCTTTACTCTAAGGCAGGCATCAGTATTGGAACTCAGCCCCATCTCATTGAGCGCCTCAAGTCTCACTTTCAGCGGCACCCGCAATCCGAGTTGCATGGAGAACTCTACCGGCATGGGGCGCCCCTAGAACATATCGTATCCGATCTCAAGAGCGGCAAGGGGGAGTTAGACTTTCATCTACACCCAACCAACCAGCCCAAGCCTCGTGCCGGCGGCAATATCTCCCATATCCATGCGGCTCGCGTGCGAACTCAGGGTGAGGCAGATGAACATTACTCGGCTGCGCTTAACGCTGGCTTCGAGGGGCAGGTTATCCAGACGCCCGATGGAGAGCTTCTCAAGCGCAAGCCGCTACAAGATGAAGAATTCCAAGTCACCCACGCCAAACATGGAAAAGCCCATGGGATCCTCCATGTGCAAGACGCCCAGGGGAGGGGATTCAAGGTGCAGGCACCATCCCATGTCGTAAAGGATAACCCGATAGGGATGCCAGCCACGATTGCCTACAATCGTAAGACGGAAAAGGGAGTCCCTCATGCACCAATCTTCAAGGGTCTGAGGTACGACTGAGGAAGGTCTCTTTTCCTTGCCAAGGTCGGCGAGTGGGACGTAGAGTACCCACATGATTCCATGTCGCCCCAAGCCATTATCTTTGATTTTGTGCCTGACTTTGGGCAATATCGTACTAGCTTCTCTGTAGGATAGGAGGTTCGAGTCCTACCGCTGGAGCCATTTTCTCTGTCATGGAAAAACCCGCAGAGCTAGTATTTAAGCCCTTAGACAAGGATGGGGTAAAATGGGGTAACGGGGCATTTGTTGACTTTCTGCCAATTTGGGCAATGGTACTTTTATGAGCAAAGGTCGCCCTCGCAAGCACTCGTTCGCCCCCTTCTACCAACCCCATGCCGGCAGGTGGGTTATTGACCTCCCCGCTTCGGTTGCCGGAACACGGCAGCGGCGCTTTTTTAAGAACCAAAGCGATGCCCTGCTGGCATCCGCAACCATTGCTGGGGAAATGGAGCAAGGAAGAGGCACCCGCATCCCTGACGGCCCCCAGCAGTCGGGCAACACGATCTCAGGACTCATCGCCGCCTACCTCGCTATGCGCGAGAATGACGCCACTAAGGGCAATCTTAAGGTGCTTACCTGGGGACTAGGTTATGTGAACGGGCGTTTCGGCTCGCTCGACCCCAAGGAACTCACCCCACGCATGGGAGATGATTGGATTAAAAGTCTGCCCAATTTGGAGACTCGGGGGATTTTTAATGTTTTTTGCGCCGGCCGCACTTTTTTCAACTGGGGAACCATGCGCGACCTCCAACCCATCAATCCCTTCCGTGACCCGCCGCCCAAGAAGAAGAGGGGAGTGCGACTGCCGATCTTTTCCGTCGAGCAGATGGAGATCATTCTCGCCCTCCCCCTGAAGAGTTTCTTCAAGAGCTGGGTGGTAGCGGGAGCCTTTTGCGGCATGAGAACCATTGAGTTTGAGCGCATGAGTCACGAGGCCTTCGATTACAAGCGCAAGGAAATCAATGTGCGCTACGAGGATTCTAAGCAAGGGGAAGCAGCGCGTCCTCGATCGATGACGATTTACCCAGCCCTGAGCCGCCACATGCCCAGAGGCAAGGGGCTACTTAAAGAAAAGGTCAAACGTACTGCCTGGGATAAAGAAAGGAAAAAAGTTCTCGATGCCTTAGGTCTTAAACGCTGGCCGCACAACGCTCTGAGGCATTCTTTTGCCAGCTTCCATTTATCGCAGTACAAAAGCGGCGATAAGACAGCCTACCAGATGGGCCACACGAGTGCCGATGAAGTGTACCGCGATTATGCAAATCGAGTGACACGCGATGAGGCCTCCCGCTACTGGGCCTTGTGATATACAATATAACTATAAAAGTGTTTAAGGTGTTGACTTGGGGGTGGTATTTTCAGGTACTCCAACCCCTCAGATTTCCCCTATGCAAAACCACCCCTCTCACAACATTACTCGTTCCATCTCACTTGCCAAAAAAACCAGCGGTATAAACACCAAGGATGGTGTTGCCAAACGAATCTCCCTTCCTGAGCCCTTGCTCCTAAAGACACGAAATGCTGCCATCAATAACGGGCAGGAACTCAACGAATACATCCAATCAATCCTCGCGGAATACTTCCGCAGATAGATCCAGCTAGGATTTTTTAGCCCGATAAGGCGCCTTCTTTTTCACGGAAGGCGCTTTTTTTGCGCCTGGATCTGGAGAAGTCACTTCGTAGTAATCGCCCTCAACTGATTTCTCCAAGATTAGTCTTACGATTGCAGATCGGCCTGTAGTCAGGCTTCCTGGTTCTCCTTGCGCGTCAATCTTCTCCCAGAGCCATTGGGGAAGAGATATGGTCAGCGGAATAGCTCTTTGGCTGGGATCTTTCTTGGCACTCATCTTTGCAAGGATATTTTCGCACTTCAATAACTATTGTCAATAGTTGGGAATCTAATGGAAACCCTTAGATTCACCTAGACAACCCTACACAAGGGTTGTTATCCGTTGTGTATGGCGAATCCGAAGCTACCCGACCACAAGAAGTCTAAGACGACTGGCATCAGCCTCCCACTTCCCCTTCAACGCAGCGCCCGCAAGCATGCCGCCCAGCAAGGGCGTAGTCTTTCAGGTCTCATCCGCGAACTCCTCATCAAGGAACTTGCTGCTTAATAGTATGGCGATCCAATCACCCTGGCTCACCCGCGACGAAGCCGCTGCATGGGCGAAAGTCGGAAAGTCCACCATCTGCCGCTGGGTAGATGCCGGAATCATCAAGACCTACAAGATCAAGCCGGCCGGCAAGGGGAGGGGGGTCACCCGTTTCAAGTCCACCGATCTGGACGCCCTCTTTGAGGCCAACCTTTCTGCCTAACCATGAACGACGATTACATGGATGAGGAGGAGATGGAAATCCCTACGGGCGATTATGAGACGCATGTGATCCATTCCAACGCCCTCTATGCCATCGAATTTGAGCGCTTCGAGGCTGCCCTCACTCCCGAGGAGCGCTCCAAATTACTTCGCTCTGGTGCCATGCGCCATGTAGCCCCCGAAATCGAAGAGCACAAGGCCGTCACTGGGTCTCACCGCATGATGATGGGCATCACCAAGGATGCCGCTGATTCCTCCCTTGCTTGCGAGCGCCCAGACATGGCTGCCGCAGTCGATACCAAGCTAGACGAGCTGCTGGAGATGGGAGTGCCACGCGATGTCGTCGTCAAGGTGGGTATGTGGCATGAGGCGCTTCTGGCCCGTGAGGCCACGACCAGCAAGGCGTCTCTGATTGTGACATTTGCAGGGGTTTTTCTAAGAGACTCCAACGTCCGCCTCACTGCCGCCGGCCTCGCTTATGCCGCTGACCTGGCACTCGTTTACGGGATGGGCTCCATGGACTCATGGGCTCGCAAGCACGGACTGAGCCGTCAGGCCGTTAGCAAGGTAGCAAATCGATGGAAGAGAGAGCTGGGGCTGCTTGGTGGTAGCCACATGCGAGATGAGAAAACCTGCCAAGCGTATAGCGAGGCTCAAAAAACAAAACACTGGAGAAAGAAATCTTATGGAACTGTCCCTACTCGGCAATAACGCCCCCATCCTTAAATGGGAAAAGAACCAAGTCGTCATCCCAGAGGAGACGACAATCGATGAGATCAGCTCATTCCTACGCAACTTCGCAGCATGGGAGAATATCAGCTCGATCGCTTTGGCTGACATTCTGGAGTTCGCCCATCGCAAAGACATGCTCGAAGAGCTGCAGGGTGTCTTCGTCGAGATCGACATATCGCCAGTCGAGGTCAGCAAGGCCCTTGGCATAGCCACCGTGCCCAAAGGATTGCGCCATCCAAGCCTGACCGCCGAACACTACTTCGTCGTATCCCGCCTATCCACCTACGATCAGACCGGATGGCTCCAACAGTCCCTTGATCACAAGCTCAACGCCATGGAGCTAAAGCGTTCCATCGAGGCCGGCCGCATCATCACCAAGGAGGAGATTGCAGAGCTATCAGGTCGCGGGAGCGGCATCGTGAACTATCACGGCATGGTGAACCAATGGGAGCGCTGGGAGAACAAGGTTGGCGGCACCCAGGCCATCAAGACCTGGCCCACCGACGTGCTTACTCGCTGGGTGGCCGATGTGGAGAAAGTCCACTCCACCATCGAAGCCGTCAAGCAGGAGCTTCTCTTTCGTCAGTCCAACACCAAACCAACCAAGTAAACACCATGAGCTGCAAATCAAAACCCGCACCCCCTATCGAAGTCGAAGACATCATCTGCGACGCGGAATTCGACCTAGAAGTCATTGCCCGTGACCTCGCCGTCGCCCTATCCACCCTCCAGATGGCTGGAGGCTATGTAAACGGAATCGTTTCGGAATTCGTCCAGGACGCCTTGGACAATTACGACACCTACACTGATCTTTGTGAGGACGAAGAGTTCCACCTCTATCAGGAGGCCTAATTACCCGATGTCAGTGACGCCCTCAAAACAACCGGCTTGGTTCACTCGGATGTGGGATGGATACAAGCGCATAACAGGGTTTGAGAGGGCTGACCTGCAGCGGAAAACAGGGCTGAAGATTCGATCCACGGCCTTCCCAATTAAACCAATTTCTCGGGTTAAGTAGCCCGAGTTTAGCAGAACAACAAAACGCCCATGTCGGGAAAAACCGGCTCAGAGCATAACACAAGGAAACGCAACGCAACACTATGAAACTAAGCACATCAGGAGGAGGGGATTTCCTCCCACACGACGACGGAACCTTTATCGGGGTCTGCGTCGATGTCACCCCGCCGACAACACGCCAGACGAACTTTGGCCCGAAGGAAGAGTTCCGCCTGGTCTTCGAGACCAATGCGCCGCTCCGCAAGGATGGTAGTAAGCAGCTCATCTGGAGCAGGGGATTCACACCTAGCCTTAATGAGAAGGCATCATTCAGGAAGTTCCTGCGCCAGTGGAATGGCCGCGACCTCACTGCCGCCGAAGAGAAGGAACTCGATACCGAGGCCTTCATCGGCAAGAACGCTAGCCTTACGATCGTCCACGAGGAAGTGGGCGAAAAGGTCTATGCCAACATCGCCGCCTGTACTCCCCACAAGGGCGAGCCCATGGCAGCGACAGGTAAGTTCACCCGCAAGAAGGACAAGGAGGCCAAGGTGGATCAGGGCGGCGAAGGCACTGCCTATCGCGGTGCTGCAAAGCCGTCCGAAGGCATGGCATCTGTCGAGTCGATCGACGATACCGCTGCCGGCTCCGATTGGACGAAGGTGAAGGTGCACGTTGGTCAGCACTCGGGAGTAGAGATGCGCGATCTCGATGCCGAGGCCATCACCAAGCTCAACGAGAATTGGTTGCCATCTCACACGGCCAACAAGAAGCCAACGGCCGACGATAAGCGTCTCGCTGCGGCTCTCAAGCTGGCGGTCGAAGCCATCGGAACGGAGTCATCTCCTTACTAAGATGTCTACCACCGTATCCATCACGTCCCCCACAGGGGAGAAGGTTGATATAACTCCTGCGCTTCTGGCGCAGGAGTTCAACACCAAGGAATTGCAGACAGCCCAAACGCTGATTGCAGAACTTCTGGATAGCAACTGGCACGGCATCCTCACAACGATCGCTCGTAGTGAAGATGGCACCGGAAGCGTCTCCATCTCGCTCAAGTTAGATCACTCAGGAGCTAACCGCGACCTGCATGCCAAGCTCTCCTTCTCTCAGAAGACATCTGATGAGGCTGAGTGCTCGGTCAAGAATCCAGCACAGGAGGAATTTTCCCTGTGAACAGCCTAGAGATCATCGTTTGTGGCTCCCTGCCACAACCCGAGGTCGAGTTAGCCCCGTCTGCGTATAATGCGCGGGCGGTGGCTCTCACCACGGCCGAATCTATCACGGTCATTGAGAATGTGACCGATCTGGACAATGCGGCCTCCGCACTGACTGCCATCAAGAGCCTCACTCGCTCCATTGAAGACTCGCGCAAGCAAGTCAAAGCGCCGGTTCTCGAAGTCTCTCGTCGTATTGACTCGATCGCCAAGGATTACCTGATGCCCCTCGAAGATGAGGCCGGCCGTCTGTCTTCCATGATAGGTGCTCATCAAGAGGCGAACCGCCGCAAGGCGGAGAAGGAGAAGGAGATAGCAGCTCATGCCCAAAACGAGGCCATGATCGAGATGCAGAAGAAGCAGCGCGCAGCCGTAGAGGCCGGCGATGCAGAGGCAGCAGATGCCGCGCGCGCCGAGGCAGCCGACAAGATTGCCGAGAGCCAACTGGCACTCATAGCCGCCCAAGGGCCGCGAGTAGACAACATCACAACCCGCTCCACTTGGAAGTTCGAGGTGAGCGATGTGGAAGCCCTCTACGCCGCACGTCCTGACCTATGCGTCATCGAGCCATCCAGCGCGGCCATCCGCGCAATCATCAAGACGACCAATGGCAAGCCCATCCCAGGACTCCGCATTTGGTCTGAAGCATCAGCCGTCGTTCGCAATGCTCCCGTAATCAAGGTCGAGAAATACGACTACTAAAAACCATGCGCCTACACACAAACGTCCGCAGCAGTTCTCATGAGTCATACGCTTCCCTTCGCGGTGAAGGTCAGCTCGCCAATCAGGAGGAAGCCATTCTCCATGTCATCAAGCCTTCGTGGAACTATTCACTCAAGGAACTGAGTAATCTGACAGGGATCGCAATCAATGCCGTCTCAGGTCGAGTCAACGGCCTGAAGAAGAAGGGCCGGCTTGTCGAGTGCGACAGGCGCCCTTGCTCACTAACGGGCAGGAAGATCATCCCCGTGATGATCCCAAGTCGGATCCCTCAATTCGATTACTAATCCAACACTTATGAGACCTCTCAATAAGCCGCAAACCCCAGCAGATGGTTGCTGCAACGTCTGTTGGAACCGATGGGGGAGATACCTCCGCAACCTCCATTGCATCTGTACTGGAGACGTTAAGTGATCCCTAACCACGATTCTATGAAACACGCATTAAAAGATCCAAACAACAGTATCGTTCTTACTCCCGAACTCATGCATTACGGCAAGGAGGTTGATCAGGACGGGAAGTTTGTCACATGGGTTAAGAAGCCGCGCCTCATGACCATGTGCTGCACTTGCCTGTGGGCTGACGGCAAGACGGGAGACGCTTACTTCTCCTGCCATCGATTCGCCCCGAGGCCGACCGTAACCGAAGAGACGGCTCCCGATCAGCCTCGTGCGCTATGGCCCATGGTCGTCCACGATGATTACTGCGGGGATTGGCAGGAGAAATAACGGCCATGCCAACCCTAGCCGAAATCATGGCTGCAAAAGCTGCAGCCGCAGTCCCTCCGTCTTCTGGAGTAGTTATCCGCGCCTCCGACGAGAAGGCAAAGATGGCTGCCTCCATCAAGTACACGCTGGATGAGTTAGCCCCAAAAGTCTTACCCCCAGCTCCCCGCGAGCTGGGGAACACTCAACTGGGGGAGACATTCCCAATGGATTACCCGCCACAGGGCAGTGCCGAAGACGCCCTGCAGTGGTTTCGCTCACTGCACTCGTTCGACACGGATCTCGGGATCGTGATCGATCCAATAGCCGCCCAAGGGTGGATCGCCGTAAAGCCACAGGGCCTACCAAAGCCGATCCTACTCCTCAAGCTCCCGCTCCTCAACTGCCCCTCACCAGGCCAACCCTTTTAACGGAAGATGAAGAATCTCACCGCATCGCTCGCAACCTTAGAGCCGCCCACAACATGGGCTGGCTTAACGGATCAGACCTACAAGAAGTCGCAGACATCGCGACCCTTATCCACTTCTTCAACGCCACCGTCGAAGACTTTTAGACCAGACGCCGGCCAGCAACGCGCCATCGATCTCATGCAAGGCGGAGGCAATGTCTTCCTAACCGGCATGGCTGGCACGGGCAAATCCGCCACCCTCATCGCTTTCATCGGCCAAGCGTATCAGCGGGTCGATGTCTGCGCCACAACCGGCATCGCGGCCCTCAACTTGCAGGATCAGTTCCGCGAGAAGGCCGGCATGGGGCTGCCAGCTCATACGATCTATCGATGGGCCGGTATAGCCCTAGGCCCAGCCCCAGGTCAGTCCTTCGAGCATTACTTCGCCTTCCTGAGTAACAACATGTCGCGTTCTCGTGGCAATGCTTTCAGGCGCGTTCAGTACGCAGAATGCCTTGTCATTGATGAGGTCTCTATGCTCCCAGGGCGCCTTCTCGACTATCTCGACTTCCACTTCCGCAAGATCCGCAGCTCTGAGATGCCATTTGGCGGTATCCAGATGGTGCTCGTCGGCGATTTCCTACAGCTCCCGCCCGTCTCCAAGACCGGCCTCTACGATTGGGCCTTCCTGTCGAAGTCATGGCATGGCGGCGGCTTTCGCAACGCCTACCTGACCAACATCCATCGCCAAGACGAGCCAATCTTCATCGAGGCGCTCAACAACTTCCGAGAGGGTCGCATCTCCCAGGCAGTAGCCGATGTCCTTGCCTCCCGAGTCAAGATGTTCACCGATCGCAAGATAATCCGCCTCATGACGCACAACGTCCAAGTGGACAAGTGGAACGAGTATCAGATCGGAGAGATCGAGGGGCCAGAGACCATCTTCAATGCCACGTTCTCAGGGGCGGAGCATGAGACGGACTTCCTCCGCAAGAACTCCATCACTCCCCATATCCTAAAACTCAAGGCCGGTGCCCGTGTCATGGTCACCGCCAATATCATCAACGAGCATAGCGAGCTAGCGGCTGTAAACGGGCAGCTTGGGGCTGTAACAGATTGGAACGAGCGATGCGTCGAGGTGGCACTTGACAATGGGACAGAGATCATGCTGGAGCCTCGTAAATGGACGTTCGACCCCCAGCGGGAAGACTCCGCCAGTATGGAGCAAATTCCCCTCAGGCCGGCCTACGCAATGACCATTCACAAGAGCCAAGGCCTCACCCTTGACTCTGCCGTGATCGACATCCGCGCCGCTCGCGAGCCTGGACAAGCCTATGTCGCCCTATCCCGACTCAAATCCCTCGCTGGCCTCTACCTAAAAGAATGGATCAAGGGCATCCATGTCTCTCCAGAGGCTATCGGCTTCTACCGCGCTTTATGAACGGGCGCCGTACTTCAGGCTACTACGGCCCAACCTATTACCTGCCCCAGATGATGGAGAAGGTAGTCATCCTTCCCAATTACCACGACATCGGCGGCGGCAGACTCAACGGCAATCCCCTGAGCATCAGGCAAGGCACCTTTGCCGGCAATATGAACGACCTCTACGAGCACAAGACTCAATGCCAGAAGCGGCGCCTCGAAGCCCGCGATTACTAATCCCATGACTGCCTTCTCCGAAAAGAACTTCAACGCCCTCCTTGAGACCCTAAGCCTCATGAAGAGCCAGCGAGATCAAGCCATCCTCATCCTTTCCGAGACCATCGAACTCATCGGCCTCCGCGCACCCGAGATAATCATCCAACAGGAGCCGAAGCTCCTAGCCCTTTACGAATCCATCAAGGCATCCCAAGCCAAGCCTACTCCAGCAGTTCAATAATATGCAGTCCCTTATCTCAATCTTCCCATCGGCCCTCGCTAGCGAGCCCGACAAAGCTATCCCTCTCTCCTCATTCCTTGATGATGTTATCAAGGGGAAATGGGCATCAATAATCACGCCGCTTCGTGAACATATTCGCCGCGATGATCGTGTCCGATATGACGCCAAGAAACGCCTACTGCCAGCAGTGACGATCTCCTGTCATTGCCTCTCGCGCGCCAGAGAACTCTCGCCGGAGGCCAAGTCGATCACTCACTCAGGTTGGCTCCAGGCTGACTTCGATCTAGCCGACAACCCTATTCTTGATGATCCCGAGACCGCCATGGCGATGCGCGAGTCCCTCATCAATGATCCCTATATCTGTGCCGTCTTCGTTGGCCCATCCGGTCAGGGCCTCAAGGCTGTCGTCCAGATCGATCCCACCCGTCACAAGGACTCATGGTTCGCTGCCGAACTCTACTTCAAAGACAAGCATAACCTACGCCTCGACAAGGCGACCAAGGATCCCATGCGTCTCTGCTTCGTCTCGCATGACCCCCTTGCAGAAGTCTCTGACTCTTACACCGTTCTGCCTGTCCCTGATCAGGTAGAGGTCGAGGCTTCCACTTGGCATCCTCCCATTGAAAGCACGGCCGAGGACATCAAGGAGATGCTCAACTATATCCCGTCGCGCCCAGACTATGACACATGGCTGCGGATCGCATCAGCCGTCTGGTCAGTCCTCCCCATGCTCGAAGGCGCCATGCTACTCAATGCCTGGTCACCAGAAGAGAGGGATGGAGAATATGTCAGCAAGCACAAAGCTCGCCTAGCCCAGATCGGTGTAGGCACCCTTGCCATGATGGCAGCCGAGCATGGCTTTGATGCCAAGGAAGCCTATAGACGCCGGCGATGGGCTGGCCGTATCCGATTCGCTGACTCTGAGCGTTCACCCTTCCATAAGGATGATGCCGAAGATGACCTAGAGCCGGTCACGATCGAAGTCACCCGCGAGCGTATCATGACTGCCTATCGCAACGGCCAGATTGGAGATGCCGCCCTATGGTGTGAACTCAGAACTGGACATCGTGTGTGGAATATCCATGCCAAGATGTGGATGATCTATTGTGATGGTATCTGGCGCCGCGATGCGTCGAACAGCACTCCTTGGGACATCAGCGAAACCTTATCTTCCCTCTACAAGTCGGTCATCTCATCTATCCATGACGAGATTGCAGCCAATCCCCCACCGGATGCTAAGAAGGATCCGCGCGAGAAGGAGATCAGCACTATCCAAGCTCGTGTCAAATCACTGGCCGATTGGAGCTACGTCACTTGCGTTGAGAAGTTTGCCCTGCGCCATCTCGCGCTCCCAGCTACCGACTTCGACTCGAACCCTGAGATCCTTGTCGTCGAGAATGGCACCCTAGACTTCAAGGAAGGTCTTTTCCGTGAGCATCGTCCTGTAGACAATGCCACTGTTCGTAGTCCTATCACCTTCGATGTCGAGGCAGAGTGCCCCATGTGGGATGCCTTCCTCGATCGCTTCATCCCTGACGTAGAGACCCAGCAGTATCTAGCAAGGGCCATTGGATACAGCCTTACCGGCCTTGTAAACCATGACGCCCTGTTCTTCTCCTACGGAAAGGGAGCCAATGGCAAATCCACCTTCTTTGGTGTCCTCAAGATCCTCCTGGGAGACCTGATGACTACTGTGCCGATCGCTGCCCTCTTGGCCGCCAAGTCGGATAGCAACTTCGATTACCATAAGGCATCCATGGAGGGAAAGCGTGTCGTCCTCACCGATGAGATTCCCGAGGGACGTACTCTGCAAGATTCTCAGGTAAAAGCCATTACCGGAGGAGACGCCATCAATGCTCGTCGCCCCTTCGAGAATCCCTATGTCTTCATTCCCACCCACAAGCTCTGGCTCATGGGTAACCACAAGCCAGAGGTCAAGGGTACTGATGAGGGTATATGGCGCCGTGTAAATGCCATCCCATTCCTTGTCACCATTAAGGAGAGCGAGCGCCGGCCACGTCATGAGCTGATGACCGAATTCTCGCGTGAGGCAGCCGGGATCCTTAACTGGGCTATAAGGGGATTGATCGAATCCCGTGACATTGGACTCTGTGCCCCAGAGCAGGTTGTCGAGGCGACCCGAGAGTATCGTGAGGAGAGCGATCAGTTCGGCACATTCCTTTCCGAGTGTACCGATAATGATGTCCTAGCCGCCGTCAAGATCGAGCGTCTCTCACAAGCCTATAAGGCTTGGTGCGAAAGGAACAGCGAAACTCCCCGCTATAATGGTACAAGAAAGATACGAAAAGTAATGGAGGAAAGAGACTATGTTATTAAGCCAGATAGGAACAAGCATCCGATGGTCATGGCGCTCAAGTTAAAGGATGAGAGATATGAGGACTCGGATCTTATCTAATCCCATGAACTGCTTTACATACTTAACTTCAGAAAATCCGGCCAGCGTTGGAATTTCGACCATGCTTGCCGACCGGACATTTCTTCCTTTTTACCAACCCATCAACCCCAAAACACCCAAAAACACCCAAAAAGTGCGGAGTTTGCGGAGTTTCACAATACTTTTCACAACTTATCAAAGTAGAGAGGTATTAAAAAAAGGGTTTCTATATAGAGGATGCTGATTGACCCCCTAAAACTCCGCAAACTCCGCAGACCTATTTATTATGACTTTAACTCACGACCAACTGCAATCCATGGGCTTCTCAAAAAATCCCGATGGAAGTTATGACTCACCCCACCTTACTAATGACACTAACAAACCCACCTCAGTATACTCTCAAACACAGCCTCGTACTAACCGGCTACCTGACACCCTCCCTGAACCAACTGCTACGAAAGCACTGGTCAGTAATCCAAAAAGCCAAGGCGGAGGCGCAGGCGGCGCTGTGGAGGTCGAGAAGGGATATGGAGCCGTAAAGCCCAAGGCTAAGGGGAAAACGAAGAATGCGGCCCTCCTGGAGCCCAAGGCGCCCCCATACCGCCTTATCATCACCAGGTATTCCAGCAGACTTCTCGACGCCGACAATTTTGCCGGCGGCTGCAAGTTTCTTATCGACGCCATCAGGAGAGCAGAACTGATAACCGATGACAATCCCGCCGCTGTAACCATGGAGTTTCACCAACAAAAGTGCCCCAGAATTGACGAGCGCACAGAGATTCAGGTGTACGAAATCAATCTGTAACCTACCAACCCTACAACCCTACACAATGCACAAATCCATCTATATCGCCGGCCCCATGCGCGGCTACGAAAAATACAACTTCCCAGCCTTCGACCTAGCCAAAAAATGGCTAGAGGAGATCGGATGGGATGTAGCCATCTCACCTGCAGACATCGATCGCGAACACAACCCCGATGTCGAGTCACTTCCGCCAGACGCCATCGATAGGGCCTTCCTAGCTCGCGTGGCAGTTCGCGATGTGGAGGCCATTGCTGGATGTGACGCCATCTTCATGCTGGATGGCTGGCAGCAATCCAAGGGTGCTACGGCAGAGTTGGCAGTAGCCAAGTGGATCGGCTTACATGTCGTATATCAGACCCCCTTGATGATTGCTGAGAATCCCATGTTGGAGAAAAGTCCTGAACCAGAATCCATTCTTGAAGAGGCAGCCCGCATCACAAGTGGGGATCGTCAGAGGGATTATGGACATCCCTTGGTGAACTTTGATCGCCTAGCATCCCTATGGAACTCATACCTTGGCATCAGGCAGGACACTACAGCCCCCATCAATGCCGTCGATACAGGCTTTATGATGTTATTGACCAAGATAGCTCGTCACGTCAATACGCCTAAACGTGATAATATCGTTGATATATGTGGCTATGCTCGCTGTATCGCCCAATGCGAAGGGATTGAGAAATGAACATCTTTAACAAAATTCAATGCTTTGTATCTGGACATCTGTGGATCATGAAGCGTTGGCACCAAAACATGAATCTTATTCAATGCGTCCGCTGCGGCCATAAAGATATAACATTAACATGACACCAGACATTGCCTACCCATTGAGGCGCCCCAACGCCATCGAGTTCGTGAACAGCAAGGGCGAGAGCCGGTTTGTCGATCCAACCCTTACCATTCAGGACATGCTCGCCATGGGCTTCTACGACATCGGATTTTGCCGGCCCGAAAAGCCGATGGAGGAGAACGAATGGAGGAACAAAGAATGAAGGCTGACACTTCTGAGGCGCTTGTCCGTAAGCTGGAGATCGAGTTAAAGGATCTCAAAGAGGAAATGGATAACCTGTGGGCTGCCGGCATCCATTCTTGCGGCCCACAATGCAAGCGTCCGGCTTGCCTAGCACGGAAGCAACGTGACAGTGCTCTTGCGATTGCCGACAAGCTCGAATCCCTTCTCCGATACCATTTGCAGCACCGCGAGCAATCCCAACGCTTCCTCGAAGACGAGGAGGGATACTCGGAAGAGAAACAAGCCATTATAGCTCTGGCACACTTAAAGTCGGTCATCAAATAACCATCAAATAAGAATCCCATGAAAAAAAAGCAACCCAAGGTATCACCCAAACGCTCACGCTCCTATACCTGCCTCTCCTGCGGTAACAAACGCCGTACAACTGCAGTTGATACACCTCGTATTTGCGGCCCCTGCCGTAAGGACAACTACGAGCTGGCTAGTATGGTTGATGCCCATCCAATGAATCCCGCTTTTAAAGCGCTCCTTCAGGCAACCGGATGGATCAAAGCCCTGTTTATCTAATCAGCATGAAGAAGCCTGATTATTACCGCAACTACACGCCTCATAGCAAGTGGGAGCACACGGCTAGGGAGGCGACCCAGGAGTACAATTACTATGCCCGATTGTTTGCCGAGGTCTGTAGGGCATGCAGTCGATTTTTCGCTGATAGGGGCATAGTGGATAGTCGCCAGAATGCGGAAAGTGTCCGGTACAACAACAGCACAAGGAAAAAAAAGCCATGAATGTAGGCAACATCAACTTTGGCCCAAGCGGGGAAGCACCTCTCTTCGAGTTGCTTAGGCTTCGCGACAAAATCACTGCGATTGAGAAGCAGAGAGATAAGGCCATGGAGATTGCTCGCATGTTCGAGCAATCCTCATTCCCTAGAGATTACTCGAACTACTCGAACTATGCAGCGTTCGCAGCGGCTACGGATGCGCTGAAGACGCTCGATAATGAGTTGATGTTATGATCTCCATAATTAACATAGGAGGGGGCGATGCGTCTGATCCACATGGGGAACGTAATTATGAGGTGAGAATCAATCGAGAATTGATCACTACCTTTAAGCATGAACGATGTAATGGGCTTGCTCGTTGCCTTATCGAGGCCGGCAAGGCAGTCGAGATGCATGAGACCAAGCGCCTCGCTGCATGGGTAGATGAGGCACTAACGTCTGAATGTTATGATCGCATCTGTAACGGGCAGTTACACTCTATTACACATGACCCTAACTCTGACCAATGAGAGATGTCATCCACCATGGTGGGCAAGGAATCTCTTTGTAATAGCAAATCAATAGGTCTGCTTATAGCATAGTCATCTTATCTTTAATAACATTATTTATTTCATAAATTACACATCATGAGCACATTAGCAGAAACCACACTAAGTCCGGTTCCCTCAATCGCTGCCGCCTGGGGCACGAGCCGAACTTATGTCTACGCATGCAGGAAAAAGGGATGCCCAGTAACGCTAAGTGAGGGCCAAAGCATAGAGGATTTGATATTAAAAGCTACCGAGTGGAGAGATGCAAACTCTCCAAGGGGCGTCGGATACCGCACGAAAGACGCTGCGCCTGACGTAAAGAGTATAAAGCAAGAGTATGAGGAGAAGTCACTTGCGAACTATGAAGAGCAGCAGAAGAGGATGCAAAAGGAAAGGAGTAGCCGGATCGATGTCTCGACGATTGAGGGGAGCCTAAAGCAAGCGATTCGGATTGAGAGGCATTGCGCCGAAGAAGTAGAGCGGTTGAGCGGAATGCCAGGGAAACTCCTGACCGCAATCAACGCATATAACAAAGCTCAGTCGAACCGGATGGATACCGAGAAGAGGGTCATGCAGATCCAAAAGGAGAAAGGAACGCTCATTACTCATGATGCGGCCCGTGGCATCATAAATCGTGTATGGGGGCCGTTTTTGTCCAGATTACGGGCTTGCCCCAGAAATGCAGCAATTTTGGCAAACCCGCAAAATGACATCCTGGCCGAGGCCGCGATTCGGAAAGAGATCGAGCTGGCGATTGCTGAGGGCCAGAAGGGATATGCTACCGCTTAATATGACCACCGACACACCACGAACTGATGTATGTCCTCATTGCGGCAGTATGGAAAACAATACAGAAGGAAACCGCACTTGGTATGTCTGCGGCACTTACCACACCAAGGGATGCCATCCTGCACGATCCTCGCTTTGCTGTGAGATCGAGGAACGGAACGAGTGGAGAGAACGAGCCGAGAAAGCAGAAGCAGAGATTGAACACATTAAGACACTCCTAAAAGATCCATCTGCAGTCCACATCAACACGTTGCGAGGCACAATTGCTGGGCTTTCGTGGGATGGTTACGAACACATCCTCGGCCCTCATCCTTGCAGGGAAAGAGCCGAGAAAGCAGAGGCCGAGGTTGAGAGGCTTAAAAAAGAGCTAGATGCTTGGGACTACGGCACTCATGCAAAACGAGAGCAAGAACGAGCAAAGAAAGCAGAAGCCGATGTTGAGTTTTGGAAAGGCAAATCATACGAAGCCGAGGAAATGGAAGGAAAGCACGAGGCCGAAGTCGATAGGCTATCCAAACTCACAGAGGATTGCCTAAACGTAATCCGTGTTTATTGCCCGACTTATTACCAAGACGCTATGGAGCGTTTCAAAAAAACCAACAAATGAACTGGCAAGATAAACTCACGATAATCGTCGGTCACTTAGTCATGGGCTGGATGCTTCTCATCCTTCTGGGGCTACTTTCATCCTTCACTATCGTAATGCTGAAATTCGCCTACAACATTCTAATTAAATGAAAGCTACACTCGAATTTAATCTACCGGACGAGCAGACCGAACATTACAACGCCATCAATGGAGGAACTTTTCGATACTGCCTTCAGGAGCTAGAGGGAGAACTCCGCAACTGGATCAAGTACGGGCATACTTTTGAGGACGCTCATGAGGCTCTGATTGCTACTCGGAAGCATCTGAACGATCTCATTCACGACAACGACCTGGTACTAGATTGAGCCATCCCCTCCAAGAGTTACCGATAGACGATCCAGATTCCATCCATCGCGTTGAGAGTGCGATGTTTGAGACTCTCTCGTCACCCCCGCCGCTCAGTGTCTGGGAGTGGCTGGAGGAAAATGCGTACTTGTCGGAGAGGGAGAGTAGTTCTCCAGGGCAATTCAACACATCTTCGCGCCCCTATGTAAGGGAGCCACTTAACTGTTTTCAGGACAAGCAGGTGACGGATTTAGTTCTGTGTTTTGGAACGCAGGTGGGGAAAACGCTGACGGTCATGGGAGGGGCGGCTTGGAAACTTTGCAACGACCCAATGAATGCGTTGTGGGTGATGCCCAACACTGACCTTGCTGAGAGCTTTTCCAAGAGCCGGTGGATCCCATTCATAGACTCGATTGCCCCGCTGAAAAAACAAAAGAGTACAGATCGGATGTACTTCAAGATTTTAGAGCAATACTTTGATCGGGCAATTTTGACCTTCGCCGGCAGTAACAGTCCTGCAAATTTGGCGTCACGTCCATGCGGACTCCTCCTGGTTGATGAGACGGATAAGCTGGGGCAGAAAAGCACTAGGGAAGCCGGCGCCCTACAGAATGCCGAGGAGCGAACAAAAACTTTTCCTTACCCGCTGCGGGTCAAAACTTCGACTCCGACGACAAAGTTTGGAGAAATCTGGCAAGAGTTTGAGAGGGGAGATCAAAGGTATTTTCATTTGCCCTGCCCTCACTGCAAAAAGATGATTGCACTAAAGTGGGGTCAGGTCAGGTGGTGGAATGAGGACGCCAGCGAGAGCAAAACGAATGGCGACTGGGACGAGGAAAAGGTCAGGAGGAATACCTACTACCGGTGCCAGGAGTGTGATGGAAAGATTTTGGATCACCAGAAGCTGGACATGCTGCAGCAGGGAGAATGGATCCCCACGAATCCTAACGCTTTGCTTGGCCGGCGCAGCTATCACCTGAACTCGCTGTATGCTCCGCTGAAGGAATGCCAATGGGGGATCTTGGCCGTGAAATGGATCCAGTCAAAGACGAGCATGACTCGAAGACAGGCATTCATCAACTCGACGCTAGCAGAGCCGTATGATGACGAGCAGAGCATCGACAACGAGCCAATCAGCACAACGGGGTATGTGACGGCTCAGTTGCCTAGCGACAAGATCAACATCATGACGGTGGATGTTCAGGAGAATCACTTCTGGGTTGTGATTCGGAGCTGGAGCAATCCTAAGTTTGAGGGAGGCCAGCAAAGTTGGTTGCTGTATGAGGGCAGGGTGGAGACACCGGAAGAACTGGAAAAGCTCCAGATCGACTTTGGCGTGGAGGCTAGGAGGGTGGGGCTAGATATGGCTCACAGACCGAATATGGTCAGCGCCCTCCTGGTAAAGAATGGGTGGCGTGGATTATGGGGAAGCGACAAGGGTGGTTTTACTCATAGTCAGGGTAGGGGGCAGCGGGTACTCAAGGAATACTCGCCGGTTCAATACCGCGACCCTCACTTGGGCACGGTGCTGCAGAGCGAGCAGAACAACAAGGCGATGTTCATTTTCTGGAGCAACGATCGGATCAAGGATCGCTTGGAGGTCATGCGGTATGCGGATCCCGCTAGGTGGCATGTCCCGAATACAATCTCCAAGGATTACATCCATCAGCTCAACTCAGAGCGGAGGGAGGTGAAGGTGAATCGGATCACGGGGAGGATGACGTATTACTGGAAGCGCGTGAGGAGGGATAACCACTTATTCGATTGCGAGAGCATGCAGTTGGTCATGGGCCAGAGTGGGGGAGTGATACAGGACGATGCGGATCTGGCGAACGTGCCAGCAGCTTTCAAGGTCGAGGAATTGGTGGAGTGAGTCGTGTTGATAAAAACCCGTTTCGTGTACACGTTTCAGGAACGTGTCGATGAAACATCAAGCTATAACTCACTACACTTGCCTGATGTATCGGGCGCTATCCACTGTAGTGTCTGTTAAGAATTCGCATTCGTTTTATTAACAAAAGGTCGGAGGAAGTTCAGGTCGCTGGTAATCCGTATGGCTTATCGTTTCAGCCACACTTTTCCCCCCTCAATGCTTCCCCCGATTTTTGCTGGGCAGGTCAACCGGTTACCTTTGCAAGTACCTCTTTCGGCATATCAGGAATGATATGATCGATGATATTCATGGCTCCTTCGAGGAGGGTGGGGCCGGCATTCTTGTGTCCCTGGAGAAGGAGAGGGACAGATACTAGGAGAAGCCCAATACCGCGATATAGCTTGCTGAGGTCTTCCTCCACTATCGCCGGCGCGAGAGTCTCTAGCTTGGGCTCGGCAACTTTTTCTGCCTTGGGTTTTCGCGGGGTGGTGGATCGCTTGCGGGTTGTTGTGTTGGGTTTCATTTTATATTTTTATTTATCGGCGAGTTTTTCAGTTTTACTTCCCCATGGAACTCAGCCAAGGCCATTGCCTGAACCAGAAACCTAGCAACGCGCTCTGGTTCGTCAGGATCATAAACGTGAATATATGGAGCCTTGTAATGAAGTTTATATCTCCGATGCAATCGGACACTTTGGCGGCAACCCTCCGTATCAAGATTCAGCTCAGTGAGCATTTTGCGCATCTGAGACTGGGTGATTTCCAGGGGCGGCGGGAGAACAAGAGTGTCGCTGGTGTAGTTGTCTTTTAGCATGATTGCACCTCCAGCGTCGGCAGTTCGGACTCCCATTGGTACATGATGCGGTTTTGGTTGGAGAGTTCCTCATCCAGCTCTTGCTGGTTCATCTCTCGGATCTTTCCGTACTTTGTGCGCACAAAATCCGATTCCTCCTTGCCGGCAACGAGGCGCGTTACTTTTAATTTGAATGTAGGGTTCATATTTTAGATTCGAGTGATCAGCATTGTCCCACTGCGCTCATCACCCTGCAGGTGCTCCCCGTTTTCTCGGAAGAGCTGAACAGAGACATTAAGGCCGGTACGGAGCTTAATCTCATCAGCGACGAAGGTTTCGACTTGTTCGTGTCCAGCAGCTCCTTCCCATGTGCCTTCCTGGGGTTCAAATGTTTGGAGCGCTTCGAGTTGTAGCTTGGTTAGGTGGATGTTCATTTCTCAGGTGGGTAGTAGGTGAATCCGGTGCAGATGTCGGCAATCTCTGGGCAGAACGACCAACTCTTGCCGGTATTAAAGATGCTGTGACTGGCGGCGATGCAATCAGGATCAACTAGATTGAACTCGGCAACCTTCTTCTCCATCCATGTGATGAAAGGGGTTTCCATGGGAAGGCGCCCAGCTTCCACGGCATCGCGGATCGCGTCTTTCACGCATACCGGAACTGCCACATACACTTCCTCACCAGGGCATTCACCGTGGAGGTTGGGCGCCGGCGGGTTGCCAATGCACTTCTCCTCCGCTTCACGAAGGACTTGATCGAGAGACTTGTTCGACCCGATGCCAGAGGCTTCGGCGGCAAGGATGAGAAGCTCCATTCTATGTTGTTCTTGTTCGGGCGTCAGTTCAGGTTCGGGCATATAGATGCGTGTTGTACGCTTGGGCATTGTTGGTTGGTTTTGTAGGTGAATGCGAGGCATTACTGGGGTTTGTTTTCGGGTCATAAATACTAGGGTTACTCCCACTCATGCCCAGTGACCCAGGGCTTCTTGGTGATGATGTAATACTCACGATTGACGTAGTGAAGTCCCGCCACAATTCGGAGCGGGGTGCAGTCACAGTCGGGCTGCAGCGCCTCGTCGCATCGGTCGCAGGTATCGCAGGAGATACACGTCCAGACGTGTTTCGGGTCGGCGGCTTGAACTTCGGCAAGGTCTGTGCCGTAGGTATCGTACCTTCGCGCCTCATCTGCGTACTCAGACGGGTCGAGATTCGGCTCCCAGTCGTCGATGTTTACTCGGTTGGCTAGGTCTTCGGTTGTTAGTGGCATAGTGTTGTTGGGATCAGGAGAACGAGATTACTAAGTCCTCGCCCTTGCGGGCGGCGCTTATCAGTGGATGGGCCTTCAGCTCCATCGCAAACACATCCTTGAAGACGAGCTTCATGTGGAAGCGTTCGGCTAGGCGGATAGCCTTAGAGACGCTGGTGATTGAGCTGGTCTCCTCGTTATTCTTCTCACTCGTAAGCGGGATAGAGACATAGGTTTTCCCGTCATGCCGATGGGCGACCAGAGACCTGTTCTTGTCTAACCATAGAACTCCATCGTCGGCCTGGTGTGGCAGGTCTCCGGACTCATCCTTGAGGGAGATGCGTCCGCTGTCCTGGTCAAGCCAGTAAGAGTGATCCTTGTCGGGGTTTCCGAAGGCTAGTTTCCAGCGATACTTGGGTTTAGTTGTTGTTTTCATAAATTATTTCTTGGTTTTTGTCTTAGGATTCTTTGGGGGTTAAAAAGGGGTCAGCTCGCGTTGCTTTGGCAATGGCGGATTTAACTTCGTCAAGAAGTCCGGCTGGAGCCTCGTCTTCACGGAAGCCGAGAATGAAATCACGAGCACCCCTTAACGCAGCCAGCAGTTCGGGTGCGGCGGCGATGAGTCGAGCGTTTGCAAAGGACTGAGTAGTTTCCTCAAAAACTTCTGCAATGTCGTCGGTGCTGCCATCCGCATCATTCCAAGCGGTGATGAGTGGCGGGTGTCCAGGTTCGTCTAGGACTCCCCAAGGGCCAGGCGTGTGAGTTGCTTTCATAACTTGGAATAAGTTAAATCTAATTCTTCCACTGCACTCTCAAGATCCTGAACCATGTCGGGATCATGAATATCCGCCTTCATTCCACGGATGGTTCCGTAGAAGAGGCCGATCGTCCTGAACAATTCGTCTTTGCATTGTTCATGCTCGCGCGTGTGCATGCGCTTGAAGTTCTTCTCGTAGTGCTTCTTGTCTTGAGGGCTCATCGGATTGTGGTGTGGGGTTGCGTACTCATAAATCTGGCTCATCATAATTGGGTTTAACTTTGCGAATCACATCAGCGACGCGATCGTATATTTCCTCTTCATCCTGATCCCGTGCTTCGTAGGGGCACATATCCTCATAGACCTTCATGAGGACAGCCCACATCTCCTCGCCATTATCCAGATACCGGCGCTCCTGATGAGCGTTGGTATCGGTGAGGACTTCCTGGGCAAGCTCGATGGCTGCATTTATGTCCCATCCGTTGCGCTTGTTGAATTCGGAGGCGGTGAGCCTGATGTCGTTGGTGGGTTGAAAGCTCATGCAAATGTACTGGCTGGCAATCCGAACTTCACTTCTAAGTTGGGGTCACAGGTTTCGTTAATCAAAAGCCACTCGCACGTTGCGCTTTCAGCCGATTCGCCGGCCTTAGCAAACTGGATAATGTCCATGGCGTCGTCGGCTCCTAGTGAGAATCCCCGTAAAGACGCGCATTCAATAATCTGTGGAATGGATAGGCTCATCGGATTGTCTTCCCCATTGCTGGGTGCATGTGAAGCTCATTGCGGATCCAGGAGCGCAGATGCGCCTCGGCTCGGTCGGTAAACTCCTTGCTCACTTGCGTGAATTGGAGACGCCCTTTATCAGCTAGGACATCAAAGGCGTATTTTTTGATGCCGGCAGTGTTGGTGATCCCGCAGATGCGGATCTTTTTCGGTGGTGTGTCTGTCGTCATAAAGTTGACCTGTTGGTAGTTAGTATGGATTTCATGGAGCGATTGGAGAGATGTGTAGAGTTTGCGTTGAAAGGCGGAACGCTTGCAAATGGCTACAAATTTATCGTTGCCACAGGGGAACATTTGAAGGATGGAGCGGCAGCACAGGGAGTTAAGATGACGACGGTTGTGAAAGATCCAAAACTTGGGACGTGGACGAACTACAACAAAGTAGATCCTAAACGCAGTTATCATGGACAACGGAGAAAGCCATATACGGAGATCGGAATGATCCACGTCCCAATAAAGAAACCCGGGTTTGAAGAGCTTCCATTCGAGGATCGACCTGCCCTTCGGGGGACATTCACTGGAGGCAAGAGCGCCTCTAACCTTTCGGATTTTCTAATGCGTCATCACGCAAAGAATAAGACGCGACTCAAGTATGACCCACTACCGATGGCCTCTGAAGGTGAGCCAGGAATTGTAGATGTTGAAAAACTCAATCAGCACTACATCAAGGGTGCAGCCAAGAGCGGTTTTCGCTATCGGTCTGGTGGTGCTTTCGGACAACACCTCCTCTTGCCGCCTAAGAAGCAGGAGTGATCTTGGCGTAGATCCGGTCGGGCGCCTTATCAGTGCCGAAGTAATGGCACATGGCAGGGCATAGCCATAGCTCCTCATCCACGGTACTAGGAAGATAAGGGTCTCCTGGCTGCTCGGTTGGATACATCCCGTGATAAGCGCATCCTTTTTCGTCAGGGAGGATGCCAGACCACTCTGAAATCAAGACGGCATTCTGACCTGGGAATGGCTTTGTGGAAAAGATAAGGCCGGCCTTTTCGCAGGAATCCCCGACGATACGCGAGATAAAGTCAGAGGCGCCATTGAGAAACAATTCCTCCTTGAGCCCGAATCGGGCGTCATCAAAGCACCAGAATGACCGGTCGTATGGCAGTCTATAGGCTGAGATGTGGCTGATCGTATTCATGGCTTTCACCATGGCACGATTTGGGGGTGACTGAAAGGAGAGGGTTTTGGTGGTCATGATTTAATGGGTGATTGAGAGGCAGTCGTCCGACACAAAGATCCCTTCGGCGCGCAGGATCTTGGCGACAGCATTGGGGAGGCAATACACGCCGTCGTAGTCCTCAAGTTTCCCCTCAATGACTTCAAGGCAGCCTTCGGCGTGATAGCCGGCGTCATTGGTAGTGTCCTTGTGATAAATCTCGAAGGCGTAGGGTACGCCGTCAGTCCTTGAGATGTTAATCTCATGGCTACCTTCCTGGTGGGTGGTGGTGGTTCGGTTCTTCATTGCGTCGGGTTGGTTGGGTTATTCGCGGCAAAGTGTTGTGATGATTGCGTTGAGAATCTCTTGGTTTGGCTCAGGAAGGGCGTCGATCTCCTCTTTGGTCTTGTCGTATTCAGCCGCAAAGGCGCGCACAGCAGAGCGCAACATCTCGTAGGTCGTGCCGAGGCCGTGCTTCATAGCGGAGCGCAACAAGGCGTCAGTAATAATGTCCCCGATGTATTCGGGGTGATCTGAAGGGTAGGCTATAGGATCCCCCTCCAGTAGATCGTTCTCGTGCAAGTATTGAACGATTTGCTGGATGCGGCTGGATGGCAGTTGGTCAGAATCAATCTGGATGCCGGACTGCTCTTCAAATGCCTCCAGCTCATCCTGGGTCAGATACACTTCGGCGTATCCGCTAAAAAGATGAACGCGCCCGCAGGCATCACGGCGCTCGTCGGATGGATGGGAGTACAGGAGCTTGCCCCCTGCTTTGGATGTATAGGTCTTCATAGTTTCAATTTTAATTGATTTGTGGTTTGCGATTCATCTTCCCGTGCCTTGCTTCCAATAACCCAGTGGTTATTGAGTTTTGCAATCCACACCCTGCAACGGGTTTTGTTTGCGGTTGCCAGTTCGTCCCACCTTCGGTAACGAGCGGCTTTATTCAGCCGGTTAATTAACCTTCGGTTGGATCGTTTCATGACATCTTAATGGTTGAGTGCGAAGGCGAAGGTAAGGGAGAAGGCTGCGGTCAGAAGGGCCAGGACAAGGGCGGAGGCGATTAAGAATTCACGCTCCCGATCCTTCCGCGCTTGTTGGCGCTGGATGTAAGGTCGCAGGAGGGTATTAAGTTCGGTTGGGTTCATGGGTTCAGGGTTCCCTTGGGTCATTGCAGAGGATGATGCTCTCCAGGACGCTGTTGGTCTCTGAGTCGAAGAGATCCTCGCCAGCGAATGTCACGGGCATGGGATCGCTATCCATAGTGCGGCGATACATAATAATTACCTTCTTAGGATCTACATTTTGTGCATCGCAGATATTCTGCAGATTCTTAATAAGTCTATCTGCTGTTAGTGGTTTGCGTTTGCTCATAGGTTCAGGGTTGTTGGGTTGCTTTGACCTTGTACGGATCAGCAGGGCAGAAACCCGAGTCGATTAACTTTTCGTCGGGTTGTTGAGTTGCCTTGGCGATCACACGCCGTCCTTCGGCATCGTTCATGTCGTCCTTCAGCATCTCCGCGATGGCTTTGCGGGTCTGGTCTCTGTGATAAGCCCAAAGAGCGTTGTCTTCTCCAGCTTCCATCATTGTCTCAACGCAATGGATGAGGCGGTAGGTGCGAGCCTGATTCTGATCCATCCACTCTATAGCCCTCATGTGAGCTGGCCTGAGTATATGGATAAGCTCGTCCATCTCCTCGGCTTCTTCTTGGGTGTAAGTCTTTTCGTTCATATAGGTGTTCAGGGTTGCTGGGTTGCCCTGGCGATTGCGGCCTCGGCTCTTTCGACGGCTCGTTGAATCTGCCGATACGAAGACGCATCCTCATAGTAAATGTCCTCTTCGGGGAGGTACTGGATGAGGGACTGCAAAGCGGCCAGCAGTTCGGGTGCGGCGGCGATGAGTCGTGCGTTTGCATTGTTCGCTTCGTCTGCCTCTCCTAAATCCGCAATGTTCTTGCCGCCCCACTTCCCCTCGCTAACAAAGAGGCGGTTGGGTTGATTGTTGATGAATGCCTCGGCCACTTTCCAAGGGCCAGGTGTGTGTTGTGTGGGCATAGGTGTTAGGAGTTGGTTGTTGCCTTGGCAATTGCGGCACGAGCCTGTGATTCGACTCGTTCTTGATAATCTTGAGATCCCTCGGGGCCGTTTACTATTAGGGCCAAGCAGTCCTGCAGTGCTTCTAGCAACTCAGCTTTTTGGATTTCCAGTTTTCGCTCTCGTGTCGGTTCCATGCCGACGATGCTTCGGAAGGTATCTTCAGGAAATGAGTCATCGCTGATTCTCATGTGCGCACCCTCGGTTTCGTAAGTGACGCTCGTGTAGGCCTCGTTACTGGATTTATTTAGCGTGAGGCGAACAACTACCGAACACTCCTGACCATTAGGCAGGGCCGGCAACTCCAGGGCGGCCTCATAATCGATATGATCGTCGGTTTCTTGCCAGAGAGTGAATGGATTGCTCATGATTTCTGTAGTTCCTCCAATGCCTCGGGCGTCCACCAGACATCGACTTCAATGCCGATACCTAGCTTTCCCCTGAGCTCGGAGAGTTCCTGAAGGTCGATGTATCCGAGTTCCTTCTCGAATCCGTCGACAAGGCCGAAGGCTTCGTTCTTTCCATCCCACTCGGAGAGATACCATGTCCACGATCCCGTGGGATCGAAGAGCTTCACCTTGGCAACAGGGCTGCTACTCCCATCGTCCTTGAAGAGCGGAAGGCCTCGCAGCTCGCAAGCCTTGCGGATGAGATCCAGCTTGGCGGGGCCGGTCGTGATGCCGGCCTGGTTGATATGTCGGTCGAGTGTTTCGTTGTCGGTCAGTGTTGTCATAATTGGTTGGTTATTCGTTCGAGTAATTGGCGTTTAGGTCGCAAGCGGAGATCCACACTTGATTATCTTGCGGCTCAGGGCCGTCCTCTGGATCTTCTGATAGTGGGTCGCTCATAATTGGTTGGTTAAAATTCTTCTCCCTCGGCAGTGAAGGTCATTCCGTCAGCCCAGCACTCGAAGGACTCCTCACTGCGCTGATATTCCTCTTCAGCATCCATCTGCTTGGCATATACAAAATCGAGACCCGAAAGGGCTTCTCTCAGGGAAGATCCCGACAAGAGATCCTTCCAGACGGCCTCGGCACAATCATCGTCAAAGCAGTAGCCGGTAAATCCGCAGACGCCTGGGAACTGCATTTCTTTGAAGTGCTTAGGGCGTTCGTACCCATGCTTGATGAGCACCTTTAGAAAGTGTGCCAGCGCCTTATGGCCGGCCAGATCGTCGAGATAATAATTTTCTCGGAGCGATATGTCTTGGCTTCGATTACTGCTGTTACCAAGACTCCAATTTCTCATGGAAAATCCAGACGCCTCGATAACGGACTCAATACTCTTGAAGGTTTCTTCAATACATGGAGTCTCCCATTCCCATGTCTTTTTTTGATAATCCTCGAAAGCCCTCTCGTATCCTTCAGGATGCTTCTCTTTTAGCTCCGCGAGATCAAAGACTTCGGTTTCTACAATGATGCTCATGATTCAAATGTCTCCTTGTGATCTTTCTGCCACTTCTCGGCGCACGCCACCCAAGCTGGGCCGCTGATGAATGCGCCTTCCATGTCTTTCAGAACTTGCTCTTTGTTATCGACGAGCTGTGCGGCATAGCGATGGCAGGCCTCCATGAGCCAGACTTGGTTCATTGGTGATCCCCAGTTCATGAAGTCATTCACAAACGAGGTGTTGGTTGGCCGATCAGTCTCCTGATCCTCCTCATTAAGTGCAGTAGTAGTCATAAAATGAATCGGTTAGTGCTTCTTCTCTTGGATCACTAAGGTGGGTAGGATGGAACAGAGGGCCTCGCGGACGAGTGAGGGAATGTCCTCCTCGGTCACAAGCTCGCTAACATCAATGCGTGACAGATCATACAGATCGACATCATCGAGCTTTCCGTCCAACTCATCGGCTTTATCGTAAGCGTCCTGGGCCTTCTCTTTAACATCGGAGAGGTTGCTCTCAAGATCCTCGAATCGGCGGATGAGCTTCTCCATGTCCAAGTGATCGGGCATGACAGACTCCGCTTGCTTCAGTTTCTCATCCACACGGATATAAACCGCATCTGCTAGGGCATTGATGATCGCCGTGACGATCGCGTTAGTTGCTTCAGTTTGCATTGTTGGTATTGGGTTGGGTGTTAGGCGGCTAAAACTTCTGGGCGGTCTTTGATCCATCCCGCATAGGCGCCCTCGTAAGAAGCCTCGTACATTTCCATCTCTAGTTCGTCCCTCGTGATGTCAGGATCGGTCGTCAATAGATGGGCTAAGAGCAGGGCTTGGAGTTGGTTGTGATCCCACTCACTCACGGGCGCTTGCCACTCCTCATGTTCCAAGGAATTTGAGTAGAACGACATGAATCCATCGTAAGAGGTGAACATGTCCTTCAGCACCTTTCTCAGTACGGTCTCATCCACCTCCTTGGCGACGCGCTCGATCTCATCGACTGGAATCAGGACAAAGCATCGGTCGGTCGTGAAGTTGTATTCCTTTGGGCTTGTGACTTCCTCGAACTCCATCGAGATGCCGGTGCGGCGAGCGTAGGCCCATGACCAGTCTTTCGAGATGGCTTTCATGGCATCGCCCATATCGTAGCGCTCCATGATGGCGTCATATTCCTCGCCAGTTTCGCATTGCTCGGACGCGATCTCGGAATCAATAGCGTGATCGAGGATGGAGTTGTAAAATCCAGGGAACATCGGCAGCGATGCCGATACTTTTGTAGGGTCAGTATTTTTCATATAAGGTGTTTTTGATGATCAAGGGCAATGACGCTCTTTCCGTTTTTAGAGAGTCGGAACAACCGCCTCTCAGGCTTGCAGCCATAGCTTTCCCGAACAAAGAATCCGCCTCCGTTGAAGAATAGGCCTACTTCAGTGACCGTCCCCTTGCCGTACATATTATTTAGGAAACGAACCGCATAAGTGATTGAGTTTGTCAGGTCTTTCATTCGTAAATTAGGTTTTCAAGTTGCTCGATCAGGCCTCGCGCCACTTCCTTTGAGTTGCAGCGACGATCGAGGGCTGTAACCGCCCAGTTGGCGTATCCATAAGCCCCGCCGGTGTAGGAATTGTCTCCCGTTTGCCAGCCCCAGGAGTCGCGCCCCTTGCCGTCGGCTCCAATAGTCAGGAGCATGGATGGGGTGACATCATCCTCATCGCAGTCGTCATAGGCGCGATACTCGTCGCCTATTTGTTTTTTCAGCTCTACTATGAGGGCTGATAAATCTTTGATTGTTGGTAAGACGGGGGGAGTTGGCCGCGCTTGATGCTCTTTGACGATTTCGCCATCGGACATCATGCAAACATCCTCGCCAGAAGCCCTTCCGAACTCCGACTTCGATTGCTCGACATACACCTTGAATGTGCTTTTAGCATTTTTCAGGTCGTCGCCATCAAAGACTGTCCCGATATTCCCAACGATGACTTGGTATTTCATTTAATTCTTTTTAGTGATGGGCGGTCGGATCGCAGGGCGGTTGCTTGCCCTGCGCCGCCTGGGTATCCCCATGACCGCTCCATGTGCTCAATGGCTTCTTGGTCAGTAGATGCAAAAAAGCATCCTCCGCACCCGTTGCCGACATATTGGTAAATCTGTCCTTTTTCTGGATGTTCCAGATAGGTGTTAAATAGATCCAAAAAGTCCTTGCCTTTTGTTTTCCACTTTGCGATTTCTATGCTCATATTAGTTAGTAATTAGATAAGAAATTCGGACGGCCAGCGCCGTCAGCATAAAGCCCAGGATGCAGGTGAGCCGAATTAGCCGATAATGATCAGGTGTCATGAAAATGATCGCGCCAAGACGGGACGCTTTGAGCAGGAGGGCATTAGAAGCCTTTTTTTGTATCCGTTGCCTATGTTAATTCCACGATAGTATAGGACGGCTTGTGCAAGGTTCCCCTTAAATGAGTATCGAGTTTGATAGCTCCCTTTCCATCGCCCCACCTGAACTAGGAAGTCCGTTTCTTCGCAAAAGGCTATTTTTTTGCCATCAATTTCAGCGTCGTAAGTCTTCATGCCTCAACCTCCTCCTCGTCTTCCTTAATAGGGTTGGCTTCGAGCCACTCCTCAAAGACATCTTCGGCGTGGTCGTTGTACCACTCCTGAACCTTGTCCATGATGTAGAAGTAGATGGCGGCCATCCCGTCGTTCTCCCTCGGATTGTCCCCGACGCCGGCGTTCTCATAGGCCTCCTCCAGGTCGTTGGAGTGCAGATACCAGGTGTCGGCGATCTCGCTGTTGTAGACCGGTACGGAAGTGTCCACGATCTCGTGAATTGCCCCCGAGTAGTCGAGGTCATTGTTGAGGCAGGGGAGGGAATCCGTATCGGGATTCTCTTTCAGATAGCGAAGGAGTTCATCCTTCACCTCGTCGATAGCTCCATCAGCACGCTCTTTTAGCGTGTCGTCGATTTCGTAGTTGCGTTTCATAGATTTACTCCTTTTCGAACCCGTCGAACCATGCCCCCTTGTGGCCGACACATGTTGCTGTTCGGCTACTGGTTTCAGGATCTTGGCAATGGGCCTTGGCTTCTTTTAGGGTTAGCCCTTCGGCCATCGTTTCCGATGGATAGTCTTTTTCGTAAAAGCGAATGATTTTGTAAGTGTCCATATTAGATTATGGTTTCCTCTGTTAAGGTGTGCAGGACAGCGCTTTTGACGGGCGATCCGTCCTCGTCCACTTTCTCTTCCAGATAGGAAGTGATGGCCTCATTGGTCAGGCTGGAAGATGTCAGTGACCCCCCCTTGCCGCTTTCCAGTTCGTAATAAAGAGTTTGGCTAACTTGTTTGCTGATTTTGATTTGCATAATTGTTAGGGACACCAAAAGTGTTTGGACGGATAGAGGTCTCAAAAAAAAGGGCGAATTTAATCGCCCTCTTTTGAGGATTTTACCCTGCAATAAATGGCTCCAGTCTTTTTCCGCTCCAATCAATAGGAGCGACTGATTTTTCGAGCGTCACAAAGACGCCTTCATCTTTGCGATGGCACAAAGGAACTCCGGCCGTATAGAGACGGGAGGGAGTATGGTATCCGCGCTTGCTATGCGAGCCGGTGGAATTTACATACCGGCCAGGCGTGACTACATGAGTCTTGCTGGCAATGATTGCAAAGGGGCCAGGGCCATGCGGCCGGTAGGGAAGGCCGACGATTTTCCCTTGTCCCGCTGGTGGGATTTTAGGGACAAGTAAAGCGGCACGCTTTTCAAGGGCGGCACGCTTGTCGTCTTTTGCGCTCCATGCAGGGGCGGCTTCCCTTGCGTTATCCATCAGAGCAACCGATGGATTGTGAATTTTTCGGATGGATTGAATTTTCATAATTGGATGTTTTTTTTCTTAGATGGTGCTTTCAGGGCACAAAAAAGCCCTAGGCAGTTTCCCGCCTAGGGCCGTTTTGCTTTCCCTATGATTTTTTAGAATAATTTCGTCATCGCCATTTTCATAGAGTGGGAAGCGTCTTCCAGTTCTTCAGCATTGATTTTTTGCGCTCCTGCTTTCAGATATTCCAGAAACCTTGTGTTTTCGTTGATTCTTGCAGTAGCATTTTTCGCAACTATCACTTTTTCTGAAAGCAGGTTAAAACCTGCTTCGATTGCTTCGATTTTTGCTAATGCGCTCTTGTACTTTTGCGCCTTTTGGCGAGATTGATCATTTTCAAAGGCTACTTTGCACAATTTGCGCATTGCCTCGAGTTGATCGCTCAAATCGAGCCTTCCCATGATTTGCTCTTCAGGATGCGCATTGACATCAATCATATTATCCAAGTCAAATTCTGTCATATTATCAATGCTTTCCGCTTTACTTATATCGTGATTGCCTCCGTTGATACGGATTGCTTTTCTGCAAGCCCGAAAAAGTAAATACAGTCCAAGCACCTCTTTCTCTTCTCCGGTTTCTTGGATTTTCTGAGTGTAGTATTTTTGCGGGTCAATCCCACTTGCAAGCATGGCAAAAATCGTTTGCGCAACATCTTGCTTGTCTTCAAGTGAAAGCATTCTCTTCATTCTCGCATTCTTGCTTTGACCTTTTGTGAAATTCCCTTTGTGCTTTTCTCTAAAGATCAATCCTTTTTTGGATTCTCTGACCCGTTTTATCTTATCAGAAATCCGCTGATTTTCTGATTGATTCTCTCCCTTTATCAGATTGCCAGTGAGGAGAGAATCGGGATTTTCCAACCTTGCAATTATTGCATTTACTAGGATTCCGGATTTCTCATCCGGAGCATTTAAGTACTTGAAAGCCTTATCCATGCTTTCCTTGTTATAGGTTGAATTTGTGAACTGAATTTGTGTTTTCATAGGGTTTTAAAATAAGGGAAAAAAGATCATTTATCAATCCTTTTTCTCTTCATCTATAAGGGAAAATCAATTCACTTCTTCAGATTTTTTCTGAAGAAATTATCAATCTTCTTTCCTTCATCTATAAGGGAAAATCAATTCACTTCTTCAACCTTTCCTTTTAATTATTTTCAATCCCTTTCATCTACTAATAAGGGAAAATCAATTCACTTCTTCAATCTCCCATATACATACTTATTCCTAAGTATGTATATCACCTCATCCGCAGTAAAAAGGTGGTGCCAGGGCCGGCCTAACATTTTCGGTGTTCCCAGGAAGAATCTCCCCCAGGAGCCGGGATCGGCCGGCCGATCCGTCCGGTTTTCTCGTCCGTCCGTTGACTGCCGGTGTTGCAAGTATGGCATCGACCGAATGGATGGAAATTTACCGGCAGTATTCCGGTGAGGAGTTGCAGGCAGAGATCACTCTGCTGAAGCAACAGGCAACCCTTTATACTTCTCAGTCGGTCGGTGAGAAGTCCCACACCAAGGATCTGATGCTGGTCACGAACCGCCTCCATGCCGCTACCAGGGTGCGGAATGAGTGGCGCTTCAGAGGATCCCCTAACTACGCCGTCCCTGACTTTTCCAACGGAATCAACTGATGAATTTTCTCGATCGCGCCGTCGCAGTTTTTAACCCCGAAGCCGCTGTTGGTAGGGTCATGGCTCGCCAACGCCTGAAGATGTTTGGCTATGATGCCGCTACCCCTGGCGTCAAGCGTGGCTACTCAGGGGGCGCCTCTAAGAATGGCTCTCCCGAGAACCGGCGCTCCAATCGGGATCGCGTCTTGCTCATGTGGGATGCCCGTGATGTCGTCCGCAACTTCGGCCTCCTAAAGGGGATCGTCTCCAAGATCGTCCAGTATACCGTCGATCAAGTTCAGTATGTCTCCTCGACCGGCGACGATACGATCGATGGCATCTATCAGGACTACATGGCGGAATGGGCCGAGGCCGCCGACATAACCGGCCGGCATTCCCTCTCCGAACTCTGCTGGATGGGGTTCTGGTCACAGCTTGTGGATGGCGACCACGGCTGGAACATGCTGAACGTCGATCCGAGCGACGCTCGATCTGTCCGCATCCAGCCGATCGAGGCTGATCGCATTGGTAACGTACTCAACCCTGCCGAGACGACGGAGAAGAACAAGATCGGAGGGATCACGATCGACGACAATGGAGCGCCTACGGAGTATTCGATCTACAACAGGAACAGGCTTACATCTCAGTACACATTTGATCGCGACGTGCCGGCGGCTCAGTTCCTGCACCTGATGGATCCCCAGCGAGTAGATCAGTATCGCGGCGTGACAGCACTTGCGACTGCCATTGCGCCAGCGCGCGACCTCTACGAAATCTACGAGGCCGAGAAGCAAGCTGCTAAATGGCAAGTGGGGCATGCTGGCTTTGTGCGTCAGGCTGATCCCTATAACATGTCGGATCCCAACGCCTGGAATGGCGTGACGGGTGGGGCAACCCCTGGCTCTCCTGGCAACACGCCAAATGCTGGCCCTGGCACGATCAGCATGGAGATCGCCAAAGTCTTGCGGCTCAACCAAGGCGACGAGGTACAGTTTGCACCTGGAACCAACCGGCCAAATGGAGCCTTCCTCTCGCTCGTGCAGACGATGATCAGGGAAATCTGCGCTGGTACACAGAACGGGTATCCCTACGGCTTCCTGCACGACATCTCCGAACTAGGAGGCCATGGCAGCCGCATCGAGGTAGCGCAAGCCATGCGCGGCATCGTCCGCAACCAAAACCTCATCTCTCGCACATGGCTCAACCCTGTCCGCAATACGGTACTGGGAAGCGCTATCGCTGCCGGCATCCTGCCATCTCACCCCCTTTGGAAGAAAGGCCGCTGGGCCTTTGGTGCCACCCTCACTGGCGACTATGGCAACGACATGGCCGCCAAAATGCAGGAGCTGTCGGCCGGCATCATCAATGCCAGCGACATCATCGCAGAGAGAGGCAGCACGTTTGAGAAAGTCGTCCGCAAATCTGCCAGCGAGATCACCTACATGCAGCAGGTGGCATCTGAGACAGGCGTTCCGATCGAACTCCTCACCAACCGCCTCAACAACCCTTCCCAACTCCTTGCGGCCATGAACGAGCCACCTCCAGCTCCCCCTGCCGGTCTTGTCGAAGCTCAGGTGGACGCCAAGCCCCTCCTGGAGATCCTCAAGCAAGTTGGTGAAGGCAAGATGGATCGAGCAAGTGCGGTCGCCTCCATCATCCAGCTCTACGGCCTCAAGAAGTCCGAGGTTGAGAAGATGGTGCCAGATGAGCCCACTCCCCAGCCGGTCGCCCCAGCACCGACCATGCCATCCAAGACGCCTAAAGTGAAATGAAGATCACTCCTCTGCAGAAGGCTCACGAAATCGCATTTAAGTATGCCAAAAGCGTCAGGGGCCTTGCCGAACATGAGGCCATCAAGATTCATGACATTCGATTTAATCCAGATGTTCCATACAGCGTGACGCCCAAGTTGAGAGAGGAAGCATCAAGGCTTGTTCATATCTACCAACGGCCGGCGAAAGAGTTTGCGGGCATGCTGCCAGACGGGTATATTCGCCCTGGGATTCTTGATGAAACCCGTGCTGATAAATTAGCGTCCTACCTAAACCCATCCGATGTTCAGAAAAATGTTAAAAAGGCTTCTGCCAAGTCTGGCAACTCCCTGCGAAGTTACTACATCGATGCGGCAGGTGCAGCCGGAGTTAAGCCTAAGAACATCGCAAGGGGCGGCATCATCAATCTCTCCCCGACGAGTAAGCTGTCAGATTCTACAGGGTCTGTTGGACGAGTCGTCAGATCGTATGCAAACCCATCAGTAGCCCGAAAGGCACTGAGGCGGCACGAGATCGTCCATAGCATCCTCCAGCAGCGCCGTGGCGGCACTGCCGATACCGTAGCCAAGTTGGCCGGTGAAGAATTTACGGCTTATAGCAAGCAGTTACTGGGGCCGAAGGCTCCAGATAAATCAATGCCCATCGGCGCGCGGATCGGCAAATTGATCTCAGGAACGATTGAGAGCACCAACAAAGGAAGGAAAACCCTTGGCCTAACCAAGTGGTTAGAAGGCGCGTTGACGCACCCGACCTTGGGTATGGCCTTGAAGAACTTTCAGCTCCCTCACGATTATGCAACTCAGCCCGACTCCAGCGAGCGTCGGGAGTTTATCAAGACAGGCATCCTAGGTGCTGGCATCGCAGCAGGTGCAGGGATTGGGGCTCTCGCCCTACGAGGCGTGGCCGGCAAAGCCGCGAGGAACGAGACAGCTCGCAACGCCGTCAATCGCGTAGTCACCGCACAGCGCAATGCTAAGATCGCCCGCGAGGGTGTAGTGCAAGAGGCCCAAGCGCAGGCCGCTAAAGAAGCCAAGGGAGCTTTCAAGGCTAAGGGTAAGGCCTACGCCAAGGACATTCGTGAGATCGCCAAAAACCCCAACCTTACCAAGGGTGAGAAGGAAAAGTTCAAATCCGCCCATGCCCGCTGGAAGGAAGCCAACGCAGCCCCTACCGAATTTGATACCGTGATCCGCGAAAAGCGTGATGGCCTCTCCAAGGCTCGCGACGGTGCCCTTCTGGCTGGCGGCCTTGGCGTTCTCGGTGCCGCAGGGTACGCAGGGTTCAAAGCTCGCGGTGCTGCCAAGGCAATAACATCTGCGGTTCGTGAGCATGCACCTGCCATCTCCAGCAAAGTCAATGCGGCCCTCGATCAAGCCACCCTTGCTGCCTCCCATTTGAAGGTGACCGGAGAGCAGGCGGCCCATGCCGTCGCCCCATCTTCTGATATGGGCAAGCTCTACAAGAGTGCCAAGGGAGCCGTCCATAACATCTTGGATCCCGTAAACACGGCAAAGGAAACCCATGCTGGATGGAAGGCAGGACTAGCCGCAACCCCGCTTAGTAAGCCAGGCGATTCTCTGATGACCCGAATCAAGAACGCCAAGCAATCGTTTGTCTCTGGATTCAATGCGCCGGTCGAGCAGCTAAAAACCCGCCCAAAGTGGGCTCTCTCGGCCAATCTCAAGGCCCAGCTCAAGGAGTTTTCTCGCTCCCGTGTTTATTACTGCCCTCAGTGCGGATTTGAAAAGTCCTATCACCGAGTTCAGCAACAGGTTGTGTTCTGCCCAAGCGACAACTCACCAATGATTCCAGAGCTAAATGAATTCTCGCTCCAGACGGACGAGGATGGAATTCCACTCAATGGGCGCGTGGCTCATGATCGCTTTATCAAGCAGATCCGTGAGTCTGACCTTGATCGTCGCGATCACAATATGCGCAACGCTGGTGTAGCTGGCGCAGTTACAGGAGCCCTGGTGCCGTCTAAGAAATTAGGGATTGGTATCCGAGCAGCCCTTGGAGCTGCCGCAGGCGGGGCATCAGTGCTCGGTGTGCGCGCCGTTACCGACCACAAGCGTGACATTTACGGAGACCGCCCTCGTTGGGCCAAGACCGCAGAGACCGTGCCCGCAGCAGGTGGAGCAGCAGCGGCTGCCATCCTTGCGGCCAAGAAGGCCAAGCTATTTGCGGCCATCGAGAAGGCTGACCCTAAAACAAACATCCATCCAGCCCTCAAGGCAGCCCTTCTAGGCGCAGGATCAGGAGTAGTCCTTGGAGCGATCCCTGGACTAAAGATTGGTTCAACTCTTGCGGGTACGGCGGCGAGCATTGGTAAGGGAGCATTGCTAGGAGGAGCCCTAGCTGGTGGCGGGACAGCGATTGGAACACAAATCCTTGGGCATCCCCAAGAGGGAGAGGGGGCACCTATCATGAAACGTGCTGCCCTTGGCGGAGCTATTGCCGGTGGAGTTCTCGGAACCGCCGGCGTCTTGGCGGCCCGCAAGGCTCCTCGTATTGCAAAAGCAGCGGGCTTGAATCTTGGCAGTCTAGCTAAGACCTGGCGCCCAGCAGCTTTCGTAAAGAATGCATCGCTTCCAGCAGCGGCACTTTCCGGTGCTGGAGCAGGAGCAATCATAGGCGGAACGCACGCTGCCGATGAGGGGCAGGAAGTGGATACCGTGAATGCGATCCAAGAGCAAAAACCCAAGACTTTTCAATCTCAGGTTCAGGGATTACTCAAAGAATTCGGTTATTCTGACCAGACCCGAAACTCTCAAGGCAGATGGCGTAATCCTGTCCGAGAGAAGCTAGGGCTTGATGACGATGCGGGAACTGCAGTCCCTGTGCGTCAATCCATTCAGGGATTTTACAACCAAGGAAAGGCCATCCACCGCTGGGGCGGTCGAGGCTCGGGAATCGTGGGTGACGCCACATCTGTCATTGCTGGTAACCCACGCGATCGCGATGCAGCCGGTCGCCCCCGCAAACGTGAGTGGGAGAAGGCTTGGTTCAAGAATACAGTAGGCGCTGCCGCTGGGGCTGCCGCTCTATACGGAGCAGCTAAAGTGACTAAGGACACCGCAGTTGGCCGCAAACATATCTTACCGCTAGTCAAGAAAGCCGACGATCTCGGAAAGAAGTACGGAGTCAGGCTTTTTGATCAGTGGGCCGAATACAATGGATGGGATGTTCGCGACCCTCGCGGCCGTAGCGCCCGAGTTTTCGCTCCAGGCTCCAGGCCTCGAGTTCGTCGTGAAAAGGATTGGCATGAGAAAAAGGAGAACCGCGAGCTTCTTCTAAAGGTTGCCGCTGGCGCTGTTGGAGCCGCCGGTGTTGGCGCAGGCATCGTTGGAGCACGCGCACACGCAGGCCTCCCGATCAATCCTTTCAAGAATGCAGGAAAAGGGATCTTCGATCTCAAAGGGAAGCCCGTTGCCGCCGCTGCAAAAGGGCCTAGGTATCAATCTACTTCTTACCCCACCGGACATCACGGAGATGCCGTTGAAGAAATTCGCCGCAAGGGACTGCATATCGTTGAGCGAGAGATAGCCTAGAAGCTGATAAAAATAAGACTGCACCCTAATTTTTATGAAAAAAAAGAAGGCTGTAGTCGAAATTTCCAAAATCCATCAACAGCCAGGGGTAGTCTTTATCTCTGATACCCATTGCGGTAGCGCCGTCGCTGTCTGGCCCGATAACTGCGAAACCGATACCGGCAACACCGTTGGTATAGGGAACAATCTCCATCAGCGCTGGCTGTGGGATTGCTGGCAAGACATGGAAGAGAAAGTTCTCAGTCACTTTGCAGGTCGCCCCTTCTACCTCATCTGCAATGGAGACCTTCTGGAGGGTCGGCATCATGGCACAACGGAAATCGTGGTTTCCAAGAACACCGAACATGCGGCCGCTGCGGTAGTTTTACTTTCAAAACTTGCAGCGGCAGCCACGCGACGTTTCTTCATCGCGGGTACAGAGTGTCATGTTGGCGACTTCGAGAAGATGATCTGTGCCCAGCTCAAGGGTGAATGGTGCGGCGACAAGGCCCTAATCGAGGTGAACGGCACATTGATCGATGTCGCCCATCACATGGCTACCTCTTCAAGGGCGTACCTAGAGGCAGGCGCCATGTCCATCACCATGGGCAATGCTCGCCAGAACTATGCTAGATCCGGGCATCGCGTCCCTCAGGTCTATGCAAGAGGCCATCGCCATACGGGTGGTCACTACTCTGACGGCAGGGGGCTCTTTATCGTCACGCCGGCTTGGCAGGTGCTAACCCGCTACGGCCACAAGGTCGTGGGCGATTCCATCTGCTCTTGTGGAGTCACCATGCTGGATTGGTCAGCCACCCCAGAAGGCGGATTGCCAGCAGTCATTCCTATTACCTACACGCCCAATGAAACCACGCCCATCCGCGCATGAAATAAGAGAGTCCGCCCTTTCCGCTTTAGCGAGAGAGATAGGTGGCGTTAGCCAAGATGAAATGGCTGACGATGGATGGTTCACATCAACTGCCGTTGCTGCAGCGGAAGGGTCTACGAGGGATTCAGTTGATAAGCGTTTACGACGAAAGGTTCAATTAGGATTGGTTGAGATGCGCACTGAGAAGCAGAAAGGGCGAATGACATCTTTCTTTCGCCTCAAGTGATTTTGCTTACATCTCTTTGCCGCCATGAAGATCCGATGCGAAGCATCACCCGATCACATGCCGGCATCGGTGCAGAAGGAGGTAGTACGCCTTGATAAGATCATCTTTGCAGGATCCCCCAAAGTTGATCTCAAGGATTCTTGGTGGTGGATAGCCCGTGACGATGACGGCAAAGCAATAGCCTATGCCGCCATGAGGGCCGCAGTCATGGATTGCCATAAGGACATGGCCTACATGGTTCGCTCTGGCGTCCTGAAGGCCCATCGAGGCAATGGCATCCAGAAGAAGCTGATCAAGTCGCGCATCAATATGGCAACCAGGATGGGATTCAAGGCAATCGTCACCTATGCCATGGATTGGAATCTTGCCTCTGCGAATTCTCTCATCACATGCGGATTTAAGCTCTACGCACCTCCCGTGAAGTACGTTGGTAGCGATGTCTATTACTTCAGGAAGAGGTTCGCAACCTAGTTGACGGGCCGGCGGTTGGGTATGAATCCCATTCAACGCCTTGTCGAACTTTCCGCCCGTTGCACTACTAAAGAATTTTCCGGCATTCCCATCACAGCCCAAGAGCTTGCCCGCCAAAAGGGTCAGACTCCTGAAGGAAATTCGGCCCGAGCAGTTGGCATCAATATGACTATTGGGGGTGGCCCAGCGGCGATTCCCGTGTCTTTAAAAAACGCCGGCGAGGCCAGGGCGGCTGGTCAGGTTTACCGCAAGCGAGATGCGTTTACTGATGGAACAAAACAAAATGTCGGCATAATTGCTGGCTCCCAAGTAGGAGCGGGCATAGGAGCCGGCGCCTCTTATGCGGCTCATGGTATCGAGCAAAAACTTGCAAAACGAGCAGGGCGCGACTTGATGCTTTCCCCGATGATAATTCAAAATCGCGCCCTCAAAGGCGCGGTCATTGGCGGATTGGCTGGCATTGGTTTAGGTACGGCCGGAGGATACAAGTGGGCACGGGAATCCAACCGCAAGCGTATCGCCGATAATCAGGATCAAACCAATCTGTCCGCCCTCGACCGCGCTAAAGAGCTTGCTCGGGGAGACTTCGCCATCCCTGCGCTAAAAAAGATCATCCCAATCACCCACGAGGGCTCTCTCCTCGCCAATATCGGGGTGGAGGGAACGACAACTCCAGCTCTTCGCGGTAACGCCAAGAATGTGCGCAAGGCAATGAACAAGTTTTGGGGGACTTCCGCTGGCGCTCCAGGCCATCACCTGACAGAAGACGCTGAAGCGCACATGCGCTCCCTTCGCAAATGGTCAGCGCAAGAGATCCGCGACAATAAGCATTTACTATCCGCGCTCGACCGCGCAACCGAGCTGTCCCGTAAGATCGAGCTTGGCTTCTTTAGCCCGACCAAGCAGGTGCCTTCATACAACCCTAACGGCCAATTCGCAGGAGTGAAGACAGAGGCCAACCCTACGGGGCTTGCCGCTGATGTGGCAGTTGCCGGCGGAGTGGTTGGAGGCGCCGCCCTTGCGAACAATGCGATCAAGAACTCTTACGGCGTAATTGGCGGAAAAACATCTGACGCTTACGGAGCTTTTGGAAAAGACGTGAAATCCGGTTTCGGAGCCGGCCTTAATCCCGCCTCTTATCCAGGTATCGCGAGCGAATCGACCAATGCTGCCGCAGCCGGAAAGTTCGGCAACGTCGCCGGCAGGAAGGTTGGAGGCCTAGCCTCTCGTATTAAGGGATTCATCGCTGGCGCCGGCAAGGTCGCCGCAGCCATCTAATTTCCAATTCCAGCAAACATACTGCCATGGCTGATTCCCGCCCCCGCAACCCCGAAGGTCAGTTCTCCCCAGAAGCCGGTGATGGTATCGGGTCGGGCACCATGCAGGCAGCCTACAATCCAGCCATCATCCAGCAGCGTAAACAGGTGGAGCAATCCCAAGTCTCGCCGGTAATGGATAGGATCCGCCGCAAAGGCAATGTCGCCCGTGGCGTCGAAACTACAGTGCCGAATAGTTCACCTGGATCCTCGACCATGATGGGCAATGACTTCCTGCGGCTTCTCGTAGAGCTTTCGGCTAAATGCGAGGCCAAGGAGTTTGCTAAGGCCTATGATGGCATTGAAGCCGGTACGCTAGGCAATGATGTTATGGTTCGCCTCAAGAAAGGAGAGGGAGTTGCAGCGCACCTAAAGCGCAATGCTGGGAAGTACATTGGGGCCGGTGCCGGAGCCGTGCTTGGAGCACCGGTAGGCAATCCGATCGCACCTGCATTAGTAGGCACCGCTATTGGAGAGCTTGCCGACGCCATTCATCACCATAGCGCGCTCAAGCGGGCGCTTAGTAACCAGTCCTAGCGCTGGGTAGCCAGTTGACGCATGCCCCTTTGGGCATGGAAGCAAAGTTTTTTCAGCAGCTTATTGGTCGTGTTGATTCCCTCTCAGGCGTCATCCATGACGTATCGATCATAACGGGCGGCGTTACGGCACGAGGGCATGACCTCGAAGTGGACATGAAGACGCTGACTCAGCTCAAGGAATGCGCCCAGAAGATGGGTAAGGTGCCGGTCAAGTGGAATCACCGGAGCGGAGCCGACGCAGTTTGCGGCTACCTCTCGGATTTCCACATCGAGGGCAACCGCCTCTTGGGTGACTGGCATCTCCTCAAATCACACGCCCAATACGAGCAGGCCATTGAACTTGCTACCCGTATGCCTGAGTGCATCGGCCTCTCTGCCGCCTTCATGGGCGATGATGAGAAGAGGGCTGACGGCAAGACGGCCGCTCGTTGTAAGGAGCTAATTTCCGTGGATGTCGTGGCGAATCCCGCTGCGAATCCGAACGGATTACTGGAGGCGGTATTCAGCTCCTCCGTTGACACGTCACACCTAAATGAAACTCACATGAGCACTACTAACAACCCAGCTATCCAAGCCGAGCCCTCCCTCCAGGACGTGCTCGCGCAACTCACCTCTCTTCAGGGCCGCCTTGAAGCGCAGGAGCAACTCAACGCCCAGCTTCAGGAGGCCTTGCAAGAGGCTCCCCAGGATGAGCAGAACGAGCAGGACGAAGACATCACCATTGAGGATCTTCTGACCCTCACTCATGAGCAGATCGCCACGCTTGTCCAGGAGGGTCACATCTCCGAAGAGGACGCTGCTGGCATCCACGGCCTCCAGGCCGAAGCTCTCAATGGTCACGAAGAGTCCGAGACTCCAGCCGAAGAGGCTGCAGAAGGTGAAGGTGCTCCAGCCGAAGCAGGCGCCGCAGTTGGTGCAGCTTCCGGTGAGTTCTCCGCCCTCCAAGGTGCAGTTCGTGAACTCTCTTCCCGCTTCGATCGCGAAGACGCCGCAAGTGAGAACGCACTCATCGAGCATCATTTCGCCGCCATCGAAGGCAAGCTCACCGAGCTTTCCAGCGAGAACGCCTCACTCAAAGAGCTGAATGCCAAGCTCGCAACTCGTTGCGACGCCCAGGCCCACGCCCTTCGTACCGGAACCCGCCCCGTTGCATTCTCTGCAACTGGAGAAGCTGTTTTCAGCAACTCCAACGAGGACATCACCGAGTTCGAGAAGACTGTCATTAAGCATAAAGCGAACGGCAAAACCGCAGCCGAGGCAATCCGCCTCGCTCACAAGGAGAGCCCCGAGGCCCACGCCAAGTATCTCTCCATGAAGAACGAAGGCCGTTCTCTCTAATCCTCAACCCCAAATAAAAAAACCATGAACTACAATACTGTTGTTTCTGCAATCGCTGCTTCTGACCTTTCGGGGAAAGAGGGAGTCCTCCTCAAGATCACTGCTACCGGCGTCGATGTCGCAGGTGCTTCTGATCTAGTCATCGGAACCCTTGTCCGTGGCGCCGTCACCGGTGCTGCTGCCGCAGTGTTCCTCACTAAAGCCAATGGTCTTTCCTTCGCTCAGGTCGGAAACGCAACGGCAATCGCATCCGGCGATCTGCTTGAGCAGTCCGCCAACGGAACGCTTGTCAAGAAGACAACTGGTGCTTCGGTCGCAATCGCCTGGGAGTCCGCTCCTGCAGGCAGCAATGGAGGCGGCCAGATTCGCGTCTTGTTCATCTAATCAATCAACTCAACTAGGAAAACACTACAATGTTCAATACAACAGATTCAGTACCTCGTCAGGACATCAGCACTCTCCTCATGGAGGCCGTGCATCAGAAAGAGCACTATATCGGTCAGCTCCTCCTCCCTGTCTATGACAGCCCAAAGGAAGTCGGCCGTTATCCTAAGTTCCGTATCGCCAAGGGTGAGCTTCTGAAGAATCAGAGCCAGCTCCGCAACGCTACCGGTACTTACAACGAGAGCGACGAGTCCTTCGAGTGGGACAGCTACACGACTTCTGAGTACGGCCACGAGAAGCGTGTGGACGACAAGGTTAAGAAGGAGATGAAAGACTTCTTCGACGCCGAGATGATCACTGCAGATTTCTGCATGCAGAAGGTGATGCTTGATTACGAGCTTGCCTGTGCTCAGACGATCATGGATCCCTCTCAGTTCACGGCCACCAACGGTTCGGTCGCATACACCGAGGCTAATCTGAACACCATTGACGTTCCCCAGGACATCAATGCGGCTCTTGAGTCCCTGTCGAGCGTTGGTGAGACCCCGAACACCCTTGTTCTCTCACTCTCTCTCTTCAACCGCATCAAGCGCAGCAAGCTCATGCAGACCTATCTGTATGGCTTCCTGAACACGACTCAGGGTGGATCGAATATCACCACTCAGGTGCTCGGAGATGCTTTCGGCATCCCTAACGTCATCGTGGCTCGCAAGACTTACGACAACGCCATTAAGGGCAAGACGAACATCCTCCCTGTCTGGGGCAATAACTACATGTTCCTTGGAGATGTCCAGGGTGGAGACTTCATGGCCGGCGGTGTTGGTCGCACGATCATCTGGGACGGAGATAGCGAAGGCGGTCTCTTCACTACTGATCAGTATCGTGACGAGGCTCGCCGTGGAGACAAAATCCGCGTTCGCAGCAACCGTGTCACCAAGATCATCAACCCAAATGCTGGATACCTGATCGGTACTCAGTGGGCCTAAACTGAACAATTAACACAGAGTAGAGCAGCCTGGTAGCTCGTCACGCTCATACCGTGAAGGCCGTTGGTTCAAATCCAACCTCTGTCACTTTTGTGTAGGTCGCATAGATTAAGCCCTCTGGTTCTAGTAACCGGAGGGCTTTTTCGTGCCTGTTGACGAAAGGGGTAAGAGAATATGAGCCCCTTCGATGCAGCCCTTGCCTTGTCTGATGACTCGGCCTTTGCTGAGTGCGGAGAGGCCATCCTGGTCGGCACGCATGCAGTGACCGGTGTTGTGTCTCCTGAATCCAAAGGGCAGCAGGTAGACCAATATGGAGGCATCTCGCGTACTGAGTCCCTACGGGTAGAGGTTCGCCTTTCCGACCTGACTGCAGGAGCCGCATGGGGAGGCCTTTCGGTCGGGATGCCGGTCACGATCAATCTAGGGGCATCACCAGGGGTCTTCCGTATCGTCTTCATGAAGAACCTTGGCAGCACGCTCGCTCTCCATTGCGAGTCCACGGCCGGCACTGGGAGAGCTGAATTCTAATGAGCCTTGATGTACGAGCTGCATTGGAGGGCGAGTTGGCGGCATTTCTGAATAACGCTGGAATACTCGATGTTCCAACCTTTGCTGGGGCCGCCGATGCCGAGCGTCCAGATCGCTATGTCAGCGTCGTTGCTGGCAATGCTGATCCTAGGGGGTCACGCTTCCTTGTCTCTTTAGAGCTTCGTGTAGTGGCTCCCGTGGACGGCTATCCTGTGTCATGGGCACAGGGGGCAGTGCGAATCCTGCATGATTGGGCCACAACTGCAGGTGAGCCCCTAAATGGCTACGAAAGCGCAACCCTTCTGATCTATGGAAGCTCCTTCCCAGCACAACGCTCTGAGGTTGCGTCCCGTTCTCGCGCAGAGATCCTGGAGCTGAAGGTTGGGGCGTCAGCGTTGTAGTTGACGAACCCATCAAGAGGTATGGCAACTGCAATTTCTAAGCTCGGAACTAAAAATTGGGCCTTTGGCGTCAATAATGGAGCAACCGCAACCGGCCCCGCTGGCATTGACGTAATCGAGTTCACTGCCGACCGCGAGTATTCGATCCAAATCGATCACATGACTTCCGATGGCGCCCTTGATGATGTCTTGATTGGCGGAGAAATCCAGAAGGTATCTGTTACCGGATACGGAAGCGCCACCGCTGCTTTTGGCGACCTAACTTCTTCCGGCACCTTCACTCACCCAGTCGCTGGGCTTGGCAATATCTATCCAACAAAAATCAGCACCTCTCAGTCCAACGAAGACTTCACCAAGGTCACTTACGAAGGACTAGGCGCTCCTACCCTCTAATCTCATGGCTCTCACTACTATTGCAGGAACAAGCGCGGCCGTTGGCAATACGGCTACCGTAGCTGGCCTCAGCGAAGTCACGTCGTCATCGGCTGAAGTCGAATTTAAGACAATCGTTCAGGCTAAGGACGGCCAAGGTGAACTCAAGGCAATGCTAATTGGCAAGAAAGTGGGAACCCTTTCCGCCACCGGATATGTCAGCACGTTTGCGCCTCCGGCCCTTTCTGGCGCCATAACCGTTGCCGGAATCTCTGGAAAGATCGTTTCTTCCAACCTCAAGGCTACGGCTGAAGATTTCGCCAAAGCTAGCGTTACTGGAAAAGCAGTCGAGTCCGGCGGTGGTAGTGGTGGTGGTGGCGGTGGTGCTTAATCCTCCTTTATGGAGGAGCGTACCTACCTCTTTGATGAGAGGTTTGCAGAAGCCTTTCTGCACTCTCAGTCCCACGCGATTCTAGGAAAGAGGCTCAAAGCTTTCTCGTCCTGGCATAAGCTCCAGCTTGAATGGGTAAACTCTAAGATCCTCCTAGGCGGGGCCGGCAACTGGGATCTCTGGCTTGCGGTTCAAGTGTGCCAAAGCGAGTACCCTCATCCAGCCAAGCTGCCATCCGCAAAGATGCCTGGTTGGTGGCAATTATGGTGGAACATCTGCCACATCGGAACCAGGTGGGATCGCGAGATGGTTAAGTTCACGAAGTATCTGAACGATTACTACTCTCCGCCTAAGCTCTGGAGTTCCTGCGCGACATCGAAGCAGCGACTTGCCGAAGCCTACGAAGCCCTCTACGCCATCACTCAGGACGAGGGCGACCTGAATAAAGCAAGGGGAGCCAATGCAGAGGCTGCCATGGGCGAGGGGGCCGACCGTCAGATCGATGACTCGCTAGAGGCTGTTGCCTATTACTGCAAGTCCGCCGGCCGCTCATCCAAAGAAGCATGGAATATGGGCATCGGTGAGCTTTATTGGATGAATACGGTCTTCTATCAGATGGAGGGAGGTAAGTCGGAAATCTGGACGCCGACTGATCAGATGCGCTTTGAGAGGCACCTAGTAAAACGAGCAGCATCCATCGATGCTATTGCACAGGAAGTTCTAGCTGAGCATCCGGGCATATCCCCTGAGTTAGCCCACGCCAAGGCAGATGTGCAGTATTGGAGCAGGGTTGTTTCTAATGTTGACGAAAGGCCGAAGGGGTATGGCTGACGATAGAGATAAAACCGCTCCAGGGAGCATGCTAGCTTCCGCTGGCGCCATGATTAAGGATACCATCGGCCCTTTGGCGGCGCTGGAGTACGGAGCATGGCAATTTGCAAAGGCTCTAGCGGGATCCGCTCTGAATGCCCAAAAAATGCAGGCAGCGCTGTCTGCAAGCGCCGGAGCCCAGGCTCTGCAGAAACAACTGGAAGGGATAGGAATGGCGGCTGGGGCTGCCAGAAATAAGGTGGAGCAAATCGCCAAACTTTCTTCTTCAAGTGCCTTTTCCTTTTCATCGCTTGGACAAGCATCAAAAGTTCTTCAAAGCATTGGGGGCTCCGCTCTCAATTCCAACGCCAACCTTCGCAAGGCCATGGATGCGGCTGCGGCAACGGGAGCACCAGTTCAGAATGTTGCTGCGTCACTTGGAGCCCTGTATGAAAGCCTGAAGCGGGGAGGTGCTGGCGCAGGCGAGGCAGCGTCTCAACTGGCTAGCATGGGGGTTATCAGCCAAGACACAGCCATTCAGATTGAAAGATTTGCTTCAGCCGGAGCAAATAGCGCGTCCTCGCTCAAGGTGCTTGAAAAAGACATTTCGAGAACCAAGGGGGCATCGGCGGAATTGGCCGGCACGCTTGAGGGGCTGCAAGCGCAACTAGCCGGCATGGAGAACGCGCAAAACATTAAGATCGGCAAGATGTTTGAAGAAGGGGCAAAGGCCGGAGCCCGTGCTTCCATAGCATTTGAAAGGATAAGGGAAGCCATCAATGACATTGGCAGTGGAGCTTTTGCGCCAGTTGTAGGGGGTATTCAATCAATCAAGGAAGGGATCGCAAACCTGCTTTCCTCATCGCCTGTCCTGGAAACGCTAAAGGTGGCCTTCGCCACTCTCTCGCAAGTGGCTGTGGCCGTTTTGGGGGCAATGGTTGGAAGGTTGATATTTGCGGGAGGTCAGTTTGCAGTGTGGGCGTACACCACTATCAAAGCTATTGCGGGAGTGTCCACGGCCATGCAGCTTATGGCCGTGGCCGGCGCTAAATGGACTAGCTGGATAGGAACGGCGGCTGGCAAAACCACTATACTTGCCGCCGAACTGACAGTCCTAGCTACTCGATTCTATGACCTTTGGAAATCTATCCAAGCCGGCCCTGCAGAATTAAAACTCAGACTCAAGGAGGATCAGGATCTTAACGCAAAAGAAACGGACGCGCTGAAGACGGCCATTGCTCCAGGAAGTAGCGCTGATTCAAAAGCCGTAGCGCAAGGGCAGATTGCTGGGATGCTTTCGGACACAGAAGATGCCCTAGCCAAGTCCAAAGAAAGAGTGAGCGCGGCTAAGAAGGCGAATGATGCGTATTTGCCTAATAAATTTGGGACATTCTTGGGCCGAGGAAGAAAAGATGAGGAGGGAGATTTCAAGCCAGATAGGGATCCGTTTCTCAGCGTCGATGGGTCAGCGCAAAAATACAGTGAACTCAAGAATGCAAGAAATGAGCAGCGCGCCATCGAGCAGCGCCTCGAAAGACAGAAATCACTTCAAGCAATTATAGATCAAAGCGCTGAAGCTGCTGGCCCCTTAAATGATTTCCAAAAGGCCGCCCTGAATACTGCGAAGGACGGCCAGGGATCTAGGGATATGATGGTAGAAACGAACATCAAAGCCCTACGAACCCAGCAAAAGTATGCGCCAAACCAAGATGCTAGGATGGGCTTTAAGAAAGAAGCTGATGATCTTGAAGATAAAATCACCTTGCGGAAAAGGACTGATGAACTCAGTCGCTCGGGTTACACCAATGAACACGCCTCCTTGCTTGCGTCGAACGAAGTGAAGCTAAGTCGAGTCCAAAGCGATATTGCGGAGCAGGGGGCGCCCCAGATGAGCGACATCGCCAGGATGGGTGGAAGCGCTGGGTTTGCAGGTGTTGTTGGAGGGCCGGACGGAAAGCAGCTTGATCACATCGCTGATTTTGTTCGGATAATCAAAGAGACTACGGCCAAGGGCTTTGAGGACGTAAGAGCAGCCTCAGCAGAGGCAAAGAGACTCACTGCAGAAGCCGCCAAAAAATGAGCCTTCAAACCATAACAGGAGCGCCGGTTGCTTCCATTGTGCTGGGGGATTATCAGCAGGATAGATACACCGCGACCTCCACCATGCTGGGCACTTTCCAGCTACTCAATGACGACCTCCCTGTGGCGTTGAGCTATGTGCCAAACTCAACTTTTGGCATGCCGCTCACAGATATTGAGGCCGAATTCCGTGACGGTGTAGCGCACTATGTTTGGACATATCAGAGCGCTAGAAAGGATCTCTTCTTCCCTGCAGATTTTCCAGTACTAGAGATCGATGGAGAGACTCAGCAAGAGCCAATAACGGCTCACCCAAAAATCAATGATTTCATTTCCAAGTACCTTCAGAGCTGGGATGGTGGCACACTTGTCTGGAAACAGACGGATCCTGACGGCGCCGGAGGAGGTCGCACGGGGCTGGAAGCCAATGGCAATACGGTAGTCAATAACATCTCGCCCCTCTATGGCGTTGAAACATATCTGGCAAGCACGGCCAGCTATTCATACGAGAATATTTTCGCCAAAGACGCTCTGCCGGCTGATCTCGTTTCGACGCTGGGATATATTTCTACCGATCCCCCTGACGTGAACGGCGCCGGCGCTCTGGGAACTATCCCCGCTTCAGGGGCCAATATGAAACGCAACTGGCTTTATTCAGGAGTGCGACTTTTTCAGGTTGGTGACGCTTTTGTGGTAAGGAAAAACTATCTACTCAGCGGCTTCGGCGGCTGGGAACCACTTATTTACGCGCCATGAGTTCAGCAGCCGGAGGCCCATTAGTAGTCCATGGAACCTTGCCAAAGGCAAGGATTGAGAGGCTATCCATCCGCCTTCCAGGTAGGGCAACGCTGCAGTTTGTTGCTGAGGCATTGAATCCTCACACCAGTGCTGACCCTGTGATCCCATCAAATGCTACAACAGGGCTTCTTACTAATTGGCACCTCGTTCGTAAGGTAGCGCAGAAAATGCCCGAAGGTTATTATGTGGTCAGGTGGGTTTACGAAGCCGGACTCGCTGGAATGCCATGTGCCCCCGATGACAATCGCCCTGCTGGTGATAAAAATTACATTTACGGCATGGACGCTACAGTTGTTCAAACGCCATTGGGATCGCACCCAAAGATCCAACAATTCCTGTGTACCTACGGCGGCTCGATGCAACAAGGGCAACTTATCTTCCCCCCGCTCGATCCAACCTATAGCGGAAAGCGGTCTGGGTACGACAAGTCCGGCGCTTACTTTGGCAACCTTAATCCTTTTTACGGAGTAGATTCATACTACGCTCCCCAGGCCATCTTGAAACGCACCAAGATGACCAGCGGCAATTCCCTGCCACTAGACGAGCTGTATGGCTTGGGATATATCGATACGCCCCCGCAATTCCCTTTTGTTATTACCGTGGCGGCTGATGGCAATCACGCAAACTGGATCAAATCCGAAGCATCTGCTAATCAGCATGGTCAGGATCTTGAACTTACCGAATCATGGCGCTCTGGCGGCATTGGTGGTTGGGCAAAGCCGATCTACGATCCTAACTGGACGCCCACGGCGAATTCACCATCTAAATCTTATGCAGGCGCCGCTGTAGCAGGTGCAGCCGCAGCCCGTGCTCTAGGGGGCTCATCTAGTGGGCCAATGGGATTGCAAACCCCTAGTGCCAGTGGCGCAGGATCTGCTGTCACAACAGGTAGCCCATCGGCATCTCCAGGTTTCGTGGGTGGCGGGGGCTCTACAGGTGGCGCAGGCGCAGGAGGATCGTGGTAATCCCATGTTTTTATATCCCATTCCCATTACAGTTAAGCAGCGCCCCATCGCCGGAAAGGGGTTGCTCTCAACATCTGCCAACGGGGAAACGATTCTCTATACTCCACCAACGGGAATATCTCGCGGCGCATGGTTTGTGACGGGAGGTATCATGGGGGCTGGCACTTCCGCCTTTCTGCAAGTGCAAGTTGATCGCGGATACATCAACGGACTAATTCCTGTGGTTGGCTCCAATCCTGTCCCCATCAACGGAAACAGCCAATCCTCGCCACCATCTATTTACGGCCAAGCAAAGTATGATGAAGAGGGGAGGGCATGGGTTGGAATCCTCATCACTATCGACTCCGCCACAGGGAGTCTTAAAAACTCAACTCAGGCAAACCTTCAAGCGAGCGATATGACGATCACAATTCAAACTTCGCCATATATTGCGTCGGCCGATGGATCGGCCTACTTCCATCCCATCGCCGTAATTATGAAAGATGGGAGACTTATCCAGATTTCTTACTTCGATTATCAATGGGGGACATTTAAGCAGCGTGCATTTTGGCGCCACATGATCATTCCTGCATGAAACTTCTCACGACGGAGAGCCAGCGAACTAAAGTCTACAATATGCCGCCCAAGTCGCGGCGGCCCACTCACCCTTGGGCGGTAAACATGAAGTATAGCAACTTCACTAAACCGGATGGAAAAACGACGGCTATCTGGACGGCCAATATCTCTCCTGGGTTCGTGAATGGAGTCGATCCTCTCTACAAGCCCACAAATCAGGGGTTATGCGATAATCCTGATATTCCCATATACGAAGTTCAGGCTGTTTCAAAAATCCCACCATTCTTCGTGCAGCTAGGGGCAGTTCCCACTAATGAGTCTACCTTAAACACCAGTGGTGCAGCTCTGGGCAATCTTTCCCTAACTACCGACAGGCCGATCGTTGCCTCTGGTTGCTGCCCAGGAACTGCTGGGAAGCTCCTCATGAGCTGTCAAATATGGGTGATGCAAGCTAGGGCCACATTCAGCGTAGCAGTGGACATACCTGCAAATCTAGTCACAGGAGACTTGGTAGATTATACGGTCACCTACAACACAAAATCGGTAGATACCTTCGGATCGCGAGTCAGGCTGATGACGGGAGCATTTATGCCTGACAAGAAAACCGCCACACTTGAGGAGCGCGTGGCTGGGGCCTATGGTGATGACGGGACGGATTCTTTCCTAATTGCAACAGTCTACTTCTTGTCGTTGAACCAAGATGACGAGCACTTCAGTGCCAACCTAGACGATTCGTGGATGCCTTTTGTTAAGCATAATTGTTTTTGGAATCTCGGCTATCAGGTGCCCAATATCGTGCCGTTTAATCTCCAACAGAATAAACTAGATCCTTTCTTGGCGTGGTTTATTGGGCGATATACTTTTGCGGCTGGGGTATATGGGGCAGCTCAGTCTGCCGAACAAGCCATCATTGATGCTGTCTCCAATGATAACGCTAACGCCGGCAGCTTCTACACTATCTAAGTCATGCCTGTAACCATACGACCTCCGGCTCCAGCTTTCCCCTCAGATGCCTACGGGCTCAATAAGCTGGCTAGGCTGCGAGCAAATACAGCCGCAACAAACGAGGCTAATGCACAACTGGCGCTAGACCCACCATGGCCTTTTATTGTAAACCCCATCCCTCCCTCGATCTGGCAAAAAGCCATGTCTGGAAGTGATGCCTACCTCATACTTGCTCCACTGCAATAAATAGGCCTTGGGATCGGTTGACATGGGGTTAGGTAATATGGATTCCACCCTGCTGTACTGCGATTTATATCAAGGCACAGTTTGCAAGGCTGCTTCAGGAACGGCGTATAGTTTCCCGACCCTAACCGCCGGAGGCCGCCAAATCTATTCCCTAAGGTTCATTGAATACACGGGTAGCTACCAACAAGTGTACCCCGAGATCGCGGCAGTCCGCATCGGCATGGGGTACAAAGATATGCGACCCACAAGAGGAACCTACCAGCTAAAAGCATCTGGTGGCGTCTCCACTGCAGAAAATACAACGCCCCCCATTCCCTTTGATGCAACATTCTCTACTGTTGCCTCCGCGCTTAATGCCCTCCCTATTGCTGCAGGAAATCCTTTCGTATGCACTGGCGTAACAGGCGGCTATATGGTGAGCCGCACAGATGGATCGGTAATAAACTTATCAATCGTCGGAAACAAACTCCTGCCAATCAGCTTTGGTGTTGTGGATGCTGAAGAGTTTTCTGGTTCTAATTTCTACCAGGTCAGATTACGTCAAGCTCCACTAGCTTTCACAGATGGCGCTTCGCTTATAGCAGCTCCGGCTCCAAAGATCGCTGAAGTACAAGCTGGCGGTGTATCGCCTGATGGCATCACGAAATGGAACGAGGTTCAGTCGCTTACCATTAACCCTAACTTTCAGGGGACTTATCAGCTTAGAAGGAACTTCGAGAAAACGATCCTCTTGGACATTACGGATGGGGCAACGCAACTCCAGAATGCGCTCAATGCAATGCTTGCCCCAGAAGGTGGAAGAGCCATCGTCACAAATCCAACCTCGAATGTGGCCTATATTGAGTTTGGCGGAACATTATCAGCGCAGCCACTACCACTTCTAAATGTACAAGTGTTTGCGGCGCCTCCAGGTGATCTGACCTTTACGCTGGATCTTGGCACAGTGGAGATGCTGTCAGCTTTACGAGATGCTGCTGGAGCCAATATAACCATTCCCTTTGAAGCAGAGGCGGACTTTTACATCTCTTCTGATCATTCATTAGGAACCGTTACTAGAAAACTCTGGAGTACGAACGTAACAATTCAGCCGCCCCTGATTTTTCCAGCCCTAGCATCAGTTGATCAGATAGATTGGGTAAAACCTCCCACTAACACTTACGTCCCGTTCGCCAAGGATCAAATCATTACGGGCCAACAGAGTTACACAACTACCATAGGTGATGGATCGACGACTGTTTTTCACGTTATCCATAACCTTCAGACCGCCAACCTCTCCAATGTCCTTCTATTTCAGAATGCAGCCAATGGTACCATTTTGCGTATCGGGGAAGATTATACCCTGGAGTTTGATAGCGCCAGCCAGCTCACGGTAGCTTTTGCGGCACCACCAAGCCCATCGTCTATTGCTATCGTTATTACCGCAGCGGGGCCGACCTCTGTATTCCAAGCTCATACACATACGATTGCGCAAATAACAAACCTGCAAACAACGCTTGATTCATTAGGCGGCATGGTTGCCTACCTGATGTCGCTTGTTCCATCGCAAGTCATCGCGCCTGCAGCCACGTCGGCAAGCCCAAATGCCGTCAATAGCGTGGCCTCTTTCGGTGAAATTTTACCTGACGCATCCCTAGAAGATAGCCCTCTTTCCATCTCGTCTCAGGTTATGACCAATCAAGGCTCCAGCGCAGTGGCTGCGGTGCCTGGTACCGACCTGCAAGAGCAACTTGCCACAAACGCCGCCGCTCTGGTCGCACTCCAAGCCCAACTCGATGCCGCAAAGAAAGCGGTGGCCGATGCAACAGCCGCTGGAGCCACCATTGAAGAGGCCAAGGCGATCGCAGCCCATGGGGCTACGGCAGTCACTAAGACTATCATCACGGTCATGGAGACTCTCGCCCTGGGTACGGCAGCCCTACCTGTGGCATGGCCGCCATTACGCAAGAACCAGCCTCCAACACTGCTAAGGGCCTTAGCTGGAACCGCCGTGAACTATACTGCCATCACTCCCCCCAATATTACTCCCGCCGCCGTCTATCGGACATCGGGTGGCATCACCCTCCCTTCTTCATTGGGGAGAAAGGCCGCTGCCATCCCTGCGGGGGGATATTTTGCCAGTGATGGGGATACTTTTTACCCTGTCTATCTTGGGGGTGATTCCCTCTGGCATCCCGTCGAGATGGATCGCGAGATCGCAAGGGTCGCCATTTCCTCCAGGGCATTCCCTGCGGGTTCGAACTTGGAGTTCTCATGGAGCACGACGGCCCTTCTCTCTCCAGCAACCTTTGATTCCCTGAAGACGGATCTATTTGCTCGATACTCCCTGCAAGTTCTGGCGATCCCGGCATCTCCCTCGCTGGTCTCGGCTCCTGTAGTTCTTGCCAGCACCGAGCTGAGCTTCTCTCAGTCCAGGGAGACACGCTCCTTTTCCTTAGCGGTATCTAGGCCGGACGGGGAGGGAGAATCAAAGACCACCCTGACTTCTTACGGAGTAAAGCAAGCGGGTGCTCCATTCCCATCAGGGGATGTCGTGCTGGTGATTGCGCTCAAGGAGTTTGAGACCGACAGCAATCCTCCTTCTACGGGGCAACTCAGTCTCCATGTCCCACCGAGCCAACTAACCATCTCAAAATAATGCTACTTACTGGAGGCCTCTCAAAAATCACACAGCTACCTCAGCCCTCGATGGGGCTGTTGCCTGCTGTTCATGCGACAACCGCAATGGACATTATCCTGACGGGTGGGGTGTATACGCTTCCCAATCCACAGGAAGTTACCGGACTGCTTTTTAAGAACGCAACTGGAAACGCGATCAATCTGCCAGCTCAAGGGAACTTCCCTGCTGGATCGATCCGTAATGGAGAATACTTCAGTAGTAATGGCATGGGGTTCTATCGACTCAAGAATAAGCCTAGCCTTACTTATCAGGTTGTATCCCTTGAAGCGGGAGTTTTCACCACAGCCAAGCCGCACTTTTTTATCAATGGGGAGACGCTGGAGCTGCACGGTTTTGTAAACGCGACCATGACCAGCAATGGGCAATCAATCAACTTCAGTGGCACGGGGGTTCGGTATCGTATCGCTGAATCAAGCGGCACCACTTTCAAGATTGCTGATGCCAATGGTGTCATCTATTCAGATGCCTCTAGCGGAGGCGGATCGGGCGGGTGGATCCACACGCAATCCTCCTCATCTTATTACCCCACAGCCTTCGAGAGGACTATTTATACGTTTCCATTCACACTTCAGGGATTACCAGTAGGCGAGCAATTCAAGCTCTCCCGAGTCTTTTCCTTCCGCTCAATCAGCGCTCAAAGCGCGTGCGTATGGAGTGTGATTATGGAATTCGGCCAGAGGGTTGATGATGTGTCTCCAGGTTCAATCGGGCCTAACTTGAAGGCCTACGAGTACCTTCCTCCAGCAATCGATCAGCAGGTGGTCATCACCGATGTCACCACAGATCATTCACTTGGCATTACGTTCAGGCGAACCGTTGAAGGGATTAGCGGATTTAGAAGTCTTTATTCCCGCACTCCAAACCTGATCCCAGGAACTACTCCGGTCGGGGATGACTTTGTGCTGAGAGTTCGTCTGTCTCAGTTCGATATAGAAAACCAAATCTCCGACCCATCAGGATATGTCGCCTATAACGTGGCGGCGAACCCTAAAGAGGCGGACAGCCTCGGTTAATAGGAGTAGTCATGGCTAAGATTGGCATTCTTTTTAGGGGCGATACGCTTTTCTCAGCCGTAATACCATTATACGTTAAATCGTCTGTCGCTGGTACATACACTATTTCACGCATCAGTGTAGATGACACTTTTGCATGGTATGCTGGGTCGGGGGCTAATGGTAGCCAATTTGTATATAATCAAAATATATCAGTAACCCTTCAAGCAGATGTAGAGAAGAAAATTGTTATATTCTACTCTAATAATGCTGCTACTGGAGCTTACTTAAACCTTTCGATTCCCAACGCATTAAGCATATATGGGTTAAGTGATTTTGATTTAAGCACACTCGTTGGGCATGATCTTCTTGATATTGATTTTGCTGACGCAGCAGTAAAGGTTCCTGGAGTTACGGGTTTAGCATTTTGTAGAAGCGCCTTAGCTTGTGGGCGAGTCTCATATAATGGAAATCCAGTCGGCGTGTACGGATCATTAGTACCAACAAATCCGATCCCGTCACCATCAGCAATCTTTAGCGCATCCGCTATAAACTGGTGGATGGATTCAGGAGGCTCGATCCGACCCGCAGGGAGCGTTGAATGGCCCACCATGTTTTTTTATGAAGTGCAAACGATTACTCCCTTTGCCACCATCGCAGCCAAGACGCCAGGAGCTGCCCCTTTCACGATAATTCTGCCCACATCCAGCTCAGGCCTGCCCGTTACGGTAAATGTCCAATCTGGCCCAGCTACAATAAGTGGCAATACAATTACCCTAACGGGGGCTTCTGGAACTGTCGTGCTTGCGGCTAACCAAGCAGGAGATGCCAATCTGGCGGCGGCCACCCAAGTCACGACATCCTTCTCTGTTGGCAAGCTCACTCAAACGATTGCTCCCTTTGCCACCATCGTTAATCCTCCGTACACGCCGGTGATGACGATCACTCCACCAGTCGCATCCTCTGGGCTGCCAGTAACCGTTGCCGTCCAAAGCGGCCCAGCATTGATTGATGGGAACACAATCACACTGATTGGTGAGGGAACGGTAGTGTTGACAGCAAGCCAAGATGGAAACGCGACCTACTTACCATCGGCCCAAGTCACGACTTCATTTCTATCCATCGCCATGGTGCCCGTCATTTCCTCTTCCTCTTCGGTCATTGAATTCCCCATCAATGACACATGGATTTTTCAGCCGCGCGCGACAAAATCGCCTACCTCGTGGGCTTGGACGAATTTGCCTCCTGGAATTTATGCCAATTCGGCAACGGGAGCCATAGGAGGATCTGTAAATGTGCAGGGGATTTGGATCGCTACAGTTACGGCAACCAACTCCTCTGGATCGAGCGCCGCTTACGAGTTGCCCATTTCTATCTACGCCGGCGCATGGAACAATCCTGCCTCAATCGAGGTTAAGATAGATGCCACAAATGGCCAGATTTTGACGCCGCCATCGTTTTCGTTCAAGACAGATACAGACATCCTCCTGGATATAGCCTTCTTCGATGGAGCATCTACTCCTAACTTGCTTGTATTAAATCTTGGGACGCTCCGACTGGTCATGAAGGATCCTTCCACGGGGGAAACGATCTTTGAGAGCACGGGTGAATGGACACCTCTTGGCGATGTTACGGTTCGCCATTATGAAATCAATCTTGGGCTTCGAGGAGAGCGCTTGAATAGCGTCTTTGAAGGCCCTGAAGATTCTATAGCATCATTCTCCGCACTTGCGGAGATTAGATTCGATCATGCTGTCAGGATTGCGGGGCTTCCGGTTATTCTCAAAAAAATAACTCCATCATTCCCTATAACCCTTACCCGTAATTTGCTAGGCACATGACGCGCCTAACGGCAGCACAACTTGCTGGCGCGCATCTGTGGGGAGAAGCGCGCTTTGCTGGTTGCCCTATCCGCCGCGCCGCATGGTCATCAGGATGGATCTATTGGGTTGGTGGGGCCTGGGTCAAAAGCTCGCCTAATCATGTTGTTAAAACCTTTGGCTTAGTCGCTAATGCTTCGATAGGCCCAAATGGAGGTAGTATTCCAGGGTCTCCTGTTGAAATTAGTGAAGATGACTTGAGGGCCGCTGATTGGACAAGCGATGCGTATCCTGGTCAGATTATTCCGCCACTCCCAACGCCTCCGGTGATTACTCAAGTAGTCGTGACGGGCGGCAATTTGGTGATTTCTGGGACTGGATCACCCAACTCCACTATTACGCTCGCCATCAATGGGGTAAATCATTCTGTGTTGGTCAATAGTTCTGGAAACTGGAGCTACTCCCAACCCTCTAGCAGCGGTGCCAGCTATAATATTGATCTCTCATACTCCTCTCAAACAGATGTTAAGATCGGCATTACTTCTTCTGTAGTTGCAGGAGGAATTTTGACAATCGTTGGCACGGCCACTCCCAACTCCACCATTACGCTCACCATCAATGGGGTAGATCATTCTGTGTTGGTCAATAGTTCTGGAAACTGGAGCTACTCTCAACCTACTGATGGGTCACTCAATTACAATGTTGAAGCTATAGATGCAGAAGGCAATTCGGCAGTAGTTCTGGTTATCGCCGCTCCAGTCATCCCCCCGCAACCGCGTATTCCATCACCACAACTGGGAGCTGACCCAAATCCACCCAGAGGTGGTAGTTCTGGTGGTAGTTCTGGTGGTGGCGGTGGAGCGAATAACCCGCCAGGAGGAGGAGATGGGTCTGGTGGAACAGCAGGTGGTGGTGGCGGTGGCGGTGGCAATGAAGTGCCAAAGCGCCCTCCCTTGGAACCAACGCAATATCCAACCCTCTCCATTTACGCAGAAAGCGCCGATAGCTGCCTGACATCCGATACTTCGTGCTATGCAGTGATGCATCTCGAAATAACAGTTAGCTTGAGCACAACGGTGGATACAGTCATTGGCGGCAGGGCATCGGGTGGGGTGATCGTGAGTGTTCATGGGCTTGGTAGTTGCATGCTTCTACCTGGGCAAAATCAAGTTTTCGGCAAGGCCGTAAGCGTCGTTTCTGGTTCGGGAGGTAGATATACCTTCACGGCAGACTGTAAGTACGGATCCGTTACATCAGCTCCAGTCATAGTTCCGGCAGAGTGTCCGTGTGATTGCCCTGATAGCTCTGTGACAGATAGCGACTGCTATGGGCCAAATACCTTTGGGGTTGATCCGGCAACTGCCTATCCCTCTTGCGCCTGCTCAACTTATTCCAACACTTGCTATGGTGGTTGCCTACCCAAGTCTGATTGTCCATGCCAGGGTGGGTTCCACTCCCCCAACTCGCCGGATTGCCCGTATGGCACATCTAGTACCCCAATCCCTATAGAGTTTGCTGGCTGCAGGGGGGTCACATGCTACGAATGCGCCGAGCCACCGCTTGATCCTTGCCTTTCTGGGGGGGAATGCCCCTCCGGTTGGTTTGATCAAAACAACTGCTATAACACAGGACAGTATCCCGTTGACTATATGGCCTGCGGAACTACGGCATGCACTACAAACTGCTATTTCCCGTGGTGGCCCAATCCTTGCGATTACTGGACGCCGTGCCAGGATGGTGGTGTTAATCCAGACATCTGCCCTTATGGGGTAGATCCCGAGTCTGTCTATGGCGATTCGTGTGGATATACTTGCTATACTAGATGCGCGGATTGCGCAAATGTGGATAGGGGCTGCGATGGTGTTTGTAATAGTGGAATTGTAGCAGACGCTAATGGAACTTGCTGTAATAACGAACAGACATGGTATTGCGATGGGGTTTGCAACAGCTTCAATTTTGAGTACGGCTGCGGATGCGGGCGCGGTTTCAGGATATACGACGACGCTACTGGTCAATATAACTGCCCTGACACCCCGTATTGGGGGGAAAGTTGGTAGGATGCGAGGATGTGATGTCTTCTTCGTGTACAACGAGGCTACTGGTCAGTGGGGTTGCCCGTGAGCTAATGAAGCTATCGTTGACATGACTGAATAAGTCATGAGCGACATCACAACAATAGGTGGTTTCACGAAGCCGGTAGGAGCTGATGCTGAGGTATTCTTAGATCCGCAGGGGAATCCCGTAGCCGCTTCCGCGCAAAACCCTCTCCCCGTCACGTTTCTTTCTGGACTACAAATCCCTCCCTACAACGATGTCGTTTTTCAGTATAATAACAGCTCGTATCCAACCAAGCCGACCTACATCACGTTCAAGCAGAACGGCACGGAGGTCTATTATCTCGACCTGAGTTATGATGCTAATGGCGCACTGACCCGCGTGTTCCAAGATTAGGTTTTAGGCTATGCCAAACCTTTACTACACCAACGCAAGCGGAGACGAGCTGTGGGAAACCCTATCTAACTGGAATACCGCCGCAGATGGAAGCGGCAGTAATCCAACGGAAATTCCTTGGTCTGGACAAGATGGATCAACTTCTGCGTCTAACTTAGTTAGTGCTACTGATTTTGGGATCACACTAGGTTCTCAAGGTTGTGCGGAAGGAGTAACAGGTTCTTGTGACATAAATGGAATTGCCGTCTTGTTCTCTACCATAAGCGGCGGCACGTTCACGGGAAGCGGGATAAACATCGGCTCTACTACCATCAACGGGGGCACGTTCTCTGGAAATGGGTTTACCGCCAACTACTCTTTCATCAACGACGGTACGTTCTCTGGAAGTGGGTTTACAAGCAATGGAACCCCTATCAACGACGGCACATTCTCTGGAAATGGGTTTACCGCCAACTTGTCCGCCATCAACGGAGGCACGTTCTCTGGAGATGGGCTTACAAGTAGTGGAACCTTTATCAACGGGGGCACGTTTACTGGAAGTGGGATGACCATTAGCAACAACGGGTGCCTTTCTGGAGGCACGTTCTCTGGAAGCGGGTTTACCAATGAAGACGTTATTTTCGGCGGCACGTTTAATGGAACTGGGTTTATCAACAACGGTTATGTCGCCGGAGGCACGTTTACTGGAAGTGGGTTTACCAACAACAACTCTATCAATGGCGGAGGCACATTTGAAAAAACTGGATTCACCAACAATGGATCTATCACATACCCAAATATAAACATAACATCTGGTGGAACCCCCTTTACTGGAAGGTGGGAAAGCCAGATTTGGTCTTCCGGAGCTTGGGTTTCTGTAGTTCCACCTCCACAAACTCTCTACTTCATCGGCGCACTCAACAACTCCACAGACGCGGGGCTTCCTGGGAATTGGTATAGGAAGCAGGTGGTTCCAGGCATGGGTAAAATTTGGAGCTATGTCAAATATAACATCCTGCCAGTTTCAGGCGACAGCGTATTTGTTTTATCACCTATTCAGTCAGATTCCTCTGGAACTCTAGCAACTGACCCCTACGCAACGCCATTAAATCTTGCCGAGTTCCATTTCGGGACAACTCAACCGATTCATCCAATCCCTGCTGGGGTTACTTATACAGGTTCTGTTCCTGATTATAGTTGGTGGGATGGTAAAAGATATTTAGCAAACGCACAGATGTTATGCCAAGACCCTGCGTATGTCCCAAGCCCTAGCTCCCAAAACTGCGAGTGCGGTGTAGTTGATGCTGGCTGCGGATGCGGTAGCAATGATCTCCCCGACGGTAACGGAAGTTGCTGTGCAAGCTGGTGGCTTGGTTGCGATGGATTTTGCTATAGCGGAGCCGTAACCGACGCCAACGGAACTTGCTGTGCAAGCTGGTTGCTTGGTTGCGATGGGTTTTGCTATAGCGGAGCCGTAACCGACGCCAACGGAACTTGCTGTGCAAGCTGGTTGCTTGGTTGCGATGGATTTTGCTATAGCGGAGCCGTAACCGACGCCAACGGAGCTTGCTGTGCAAGCTGGGATAAGGGATGTGATGGGATTTGCTATAGCGGAGGCGTAACCGACTACAACGGAACTTGCTGTGCAAGCTGGTTGCTTG